TTTCCGAAGGGTCAAATAGTAATGTGCCATAAGCTTAGCGGCGGTGAGTGGATAATTATGGACTTTGGGGCTGCGAACATAGATCAAAAAAGTTTTGAGTTTGGCAAGTGGCAATTCTGGAAATCAATAGCAAATAAAGATGCATACAGAAGAGACGATAGATTTCACTATGACCCTAACGTCATAGAATATCATGATAAAATTTTAAATGATGCTACATATGAAGGATTGTTCAGAGCCAAGTTTTATCAAGGCGTAGATGACGCTATGAACATTGTCGTTGATGACACGATAGGAACACCGGGCGTAACATTATATAGGATTCCAATAGATGCGGCAAATAGACTATCTTCATCTGCAGGTAACCCTAACAGCTTAGGTGTCATGAACGGCGCATTTAAAGAGAAAACATTTGATATCGGCGGCGGCCAGTCCATCACATTAAACGTGCGCGTTCCTGTTGATTTTGTTGGTAGTAGAAGATATCAACAAACAACATCTTTTGATCAGATGTCTAAGACCGCAGGTGGGTTATCAACCAACGAGCTTATAGGACTGGCCAATCCTTTTAGGGGTTTAGACGGTAGTACTATTGAGGACGTTACAGACATAGCTCAGGCACCTCACTCAAATGTATATCCTCACTGGGGGCCAATTCTAAATCATGGCTATAATGTCACTGGCGTCACCAACTTGGGCACTGATAGCCAAGGCAATGGTCGGATAAAGGGCTATAGATCCGGCGGCGTAGATCATGCTGGAGGTGCTGCGGCTGGAGGCCTTCTAAATGATAGTGACATGTCTTTGTCAAACATAAAAAATAGCAACAATGCTAGGCTAGGAACTAATATACTTTCACAATCTGACGGGTTGGGCATACACCTGCCAGCCGATGTTGGCACCAACGCTGCGCCCTACTCTGAAAATGGATCTCCTATTGAAGACTTGCAAGAACTTTTAAGATGTGTTAATGTTGATGACGTGGACGTAGGTGGCCTACAGGCGATAGCGGGTAACTTCGGCCAGTTCGGGATATCGCAAGCAGCCGGAAACGGCGCTGACTTCATGGACAGCTTAGGCGCAAAAAACTTGGCTCTTGGTGTTAGAGAATATCTTTCTGATGTTGCTGATGAGAAAGACATACTTTCATCTTATGCAGGATTACCTTCGCCATACTGGTTTAACGCTAGCTCAGCCACTGCTATTCAAGCAGCAAGAGGCGGCAAGAAAAGTTGGCGTAATGGAGAAAGACCCAATCAAGGTAGGTGGGTCTATGTAGCTAAGGATACAAACGCCATCCCAACTGGAGCCAAACCAGATAGCGCCTACAACCTTAAGCCTCAAGTTGCCAACAGGATTACCTTCATTCCTTTGGCCGCTGAACATTGTGGTACTTTTGATAACAGATCAACCAACTCTGAGGTTCTTGGACACAGAGGAGACAGTTCTTACGGCGGCCTTCTGGACTTGGGGTCTCAAAATTATTCACTAAGGACTAGTGATCGTGTAGCCATGAACGACGCTGCTGCAGTGATAGGTGGTCTTGGCGCAGTAGGCCAGCCAGATAAAACGGTATTTCCTATAGAGTTTATACAGAGAAGCGTGAATTTTGGTTACTCAAAACAATACGGGGCTGGAGATTTTGGTGGTGACAAAATTAAATATGCAGGAGGAGGAGGGTTTCATGGAGACGACATAGCTTCTATGCGATTAAACCATTTATCTTTTGGCCAAGATGCAAATGGTAATATGCTTTTAGGTGCAGATGGTGACTTGGTTGAGTCTGTTGATGGACACTCTGTAACCAATGGGAGCAACGGTTTTGGCATACCCTACGGGATATATTGCAGACATCAGCATGAGTATGGAGACAATGGTCAGGGGTTTGCTCCAAATGATTTGTGGAGCTTTGGAAATGATGGTTTATCAACAGTTGGTATAGCATCTGCTAAATGTACTGTTAAGGTGCGTGGCTACGAGTTAGCTATAAAGACATTGATGAGCGCTGGCATTTCTGCTCAGATTCCACGAGGCTATCAAAGGTGGGGATCGTCTGGCGATGGTCAAATGGACTTTGGTACTACTGCTGGATATGTAAAGGTATATGATGCTTGGCCTGAAGAACAAACTATATTTGATCCTAGATATTTTGCGGTGATGCACTTTAATGCTGGCCAACTAATGACACTTGCGGGTGGCGAGTTTGTTGGAGATCCAGATCAAGATGATAGCAGTAAAATGGACGAATATACAAATATGTATAGATGGGTTGACAATGAAGAGTTCGACGTAGATTACAGAGTGCCAACAGTTTCTGGTAATCCGGGAGATGTTGATCTTATTGAAGTTGAAGAGGGTAGAGAAGTGTTCAGTGATTTTGCTCACAGTCAACAAACAGGCCTAGCTGGTTTAATTAGACCTAAAGAAGAGTGGAAAGTAGTTACTACAAGAAGAGGTATGTTATTGCCATTTAAATACAGAAAGAAAACACTCTGTCTAACAAGTACTGACGGCAACGTTGCGTCTGCTTTTGGCCACAACCTCCAAACCTATGTCGCAGGGATTGCGGGCACAAGTGAGATGTCTAACATAATAAATAACGATGATGGCACAGCTAACCTCGTTTCGTGGCGCCATGAGCCTTCAGTTTGGATAGCTGCTTCTGGCGAAGGCTACAAAGTTGGCGATGTATTTGATATGACTGGAGGTGACGAAGATGTAACAGGGAAAGTTGTAGTCACAAAGGTAAATACAGTTGAAGACAACGTGCGACTTGAACCCACTCAGGGTGGAGGCCCTGTAGGTGCCATTATAGAGATTAGGCCGGGAGATCACCCCACTAGTCCCTCAAACATTTCTTTTGGAGAGGGTTATGATGCTCATAAATTTGTAAGTTTTAGCGATTACCAGAAGATTTTAAAAATGGATGCTAATGATCCTGTTTCTGCCGCCCCTCAAATACAAGGCTTACCCGCTATAAACCCACAAGGACAGGCAAACGCAGGTATTGGAGCTGTGATTTACGCGCTACACGGCGTCTGCAGCACCGTAGACAAGCTAGATGTTGGCCCGCTAAAACAGCAGTCAGCAGTAAGATTTACACCTGCCTCAAATGGCAAACAAGGCAGGAAAAAACTAGCCCCATATGCTAGAAAACTAAGCATAGCTAGACCTAATAAAGACTTTGCCTATGACGTATTTTTACAACACCATAACGATGTTAGTCATGTATTTATGCATAGTGACCTGAATCCAGATCACATTAGACAATTTACAGACGTAGAAATCATAGGTGTATAACATTTTTCGTGTATAATATATAACAGACGACCTTTTACTAGGAGATTAAATAATGGCTGAGATTAGATTTTACGCCCAAGGCGTGAGCAATACACAAGTTTCAGACGGCGGATATGGCGATATCACGCATGAGGCTGGATCTGGACTTGGTTTTTTTGGTAGCAACATTGGCGTTTCTGTGCCAGTAGGTGACTATCAAACCACTACATTCCATACTAACGGAGACGGTACGGATGTAGCCAATTCAACAAGATTAAAAAATAGCAGATATGTAAGTGATACTGGCGTAAGTATTGATGAAGGTGCGGCTCTTGAGCTTGATAAAATGTGCAATTTTCAGGCACCTTTAAATATCAGATTTGTCCATAGCGAGGACGTTATGGTAAAAACATGTCGCTTAAGAATATTCGATAGAAATGATATTGCCAAAGCTGCTTCTGGTGTTACCACCAAAGCTTTTGAAACAAGGCGGTATTCTAGCAGCAATGCGGGAGATCTACAACTAGATCATGTGGCTGCTGCGTCACCTAACCAACCAAGTCCATCCACCAAGTGGACTCCTTTCGTTGGTAGCGCAGCTGGTGATGGTGATGAGATGTACCTAACTGACAGTCCGGGCGTGAGTGGTGCAAATACCACCGCTGGTGATAACGTAGCAACAAAGGTCGCTGGCTACGTTGGAACAGTACCCCAAGAAGGCGCAACCCACAGAGCAATGCGCCATGACTGGTATCTAGCTGTGAGCGCATCTCCTGACAGCATTGGTGCAAAAACCAGCTATGGTATGTACTTTACATGTGAGTATCTCTAATATTCTTATGCCATTAAAAAAAGCCCCTTCCTCGCGGTTGGGGCTTCCTTTTTGGTTACTCGTTTTTCTCAGTCTTTGGGTTCCATTTAACCCATCCTGAATCGGGCAACCAGTTTCCGTCACCGTCCTTGCGTCTTGGGAATAACCCACCGCCTTTCTTGTGAGCGCCAAACGCTAGTCTAGCTCCGCAGTTCGTACACCTTAGCTCGTAGTATTGGTTATCTTCAACCGTTCTAACTACGAAGCGTAGATTTTCGTGACCACATTTGCCACATACACTCTGCTCAAATACTTCTTGAAATTTACTGATCTGTTCAAAAATGTCTCGCTGTGAATCACCTTCAAACTCAACAGTAATACGCTTGTTGCTTGTAGTATAGTTTACTTTCATTGACTACGCCACTCCTCTATATAACCTAAAATTGCCTCTGGGATAGTTGATTTATCCCTCTGATAATTATTCAACGTGTCAATAATCTCACTAGCTATCTTCTTAGATATCTTGCGATTATTATCTACATTGAAAACCGTTTTAAATAGTTCACGACCATTAATATTTAGCTGCTTACACTTAACATCAATAAAGTTGTACTGTGCGTCAGACATACGACTAGAGTCATCATAACCACCATCAGATGTATCCTTTTTAGATGACAATTCTCGTACTATCTTAGCAGTATCTTTTTTGGTCATTTCTTCCGCAGCTACAGCTCTAATCCTCAAGGCTTTACGTAAAGCTCTACCTTCAGCACGAGTGCTTGCAGTTGCAATAGCATAGGCACAGAACATGTCGTCTGTGTTGCCTTCCCAGCAGTCCGCTACTTCTGAGTAGCGCATTCCATTTTCAAACTCCACAGTAAAGACAACAGTTGCTCTACCATGATGATCATCTCGCTGTGGTGGGAAAACTTGAGTCGGGCCGCTATAGACAATGGGGCCAATAACAAGTTCTGCCACACGACGCAGACCATTAACAAGTGGATTACCATCATACAGTTCTTTTGATGTGAACATCGACATAACGTACTCGTTCCACTCTGGATCTGTAATTGCCGGAGCGCTCTCCTCTGTACTAATAACATCCTTAACAGAAGTATCAGTATCAATAGGAGTTTCTAATTCCACAGTTTCAAATAACATATCTTCCATTTCTCTATCCTTATCTATCATAATTCTATTTCAATAAACCTCTTTGACTTAGGGGGGAATCTATTATCAATCTTCTCTAAGTGTTCCAATAAATTATTTATTAGCTCCTCCTTCTTGTTTAATGACACAAAGTCAGCCAGATTCTTAACTCGGATAATAATATATCCTTTGCTTAGAATAAGTCCAGACTTTTGGCTGTCTGCAATGATCTGTTTCTGGAGCTTCTCTTCTCCCCAAATTGGAAAGAAGTGGGAAGGCCCGTCTATCTCTATTATAGTCTTATGGCTAGGAATATACAGATCTATTTCTAATTTTTGTGTAGGAATCAGGTTTTTTTTGTGAAACTCTACAGAGTATCCCTTGTCGGAAAGCGCCCGAGAAACAAACTTTTCAAGCTTTGAACCTTCTTTTCCAGCCCTTTGCACAGCTTCGATAGCTAGCGAGCAGATTCTACTTCTTTCCGTCTCCGGCATCTCGTGCCATCTTCGCTTGGCTTCTGAACACCTTTCGTTGTATTCATCTTCATCCATTGACGACCAGTATTCCTGAACTGAAGAACTAATCTTTAGTCTTTCTTCTTTTGTTCGCTTCTTTCCGCTGGTTGGGTGTGTGGCTCTGCCACTCTTCAAAGCATTTTTTTGTGCTTGACTTCTGCTCTTTAGCTCGACGCCATTCTTTGTAAGTATCCGCCTAATCTTGTTCGGATATGTTTTAAAGTGTTCGGCAATCTGGTAAGTGCTTCTGCCCTCCTCGTATAGCTGTATTACTTTTTGATCTTTCATTTTATAACCTCTAATATTTTAGTGTCGAAATTCTCTACGACGCTAGCTGATTTTTTACCAGTGAGTCGATATAACTCGTTTGCGTCATCTTCTGATCTGCAAATAATTTCAACATCTTTATTATTAGCCACGTTCAACAATCCAAGAACATCTTTCTTGCCTTCAAATCCGTAATAGAAAAATACAGAAAACCTATTCCCCACTTCAATGGCTTTTGCCGTTGTTTCTATCGTGGTTGTTATTAGTTTCCCAGTAAAATTCCATATGTCCGCTGAGTTAAATACTGCGAACTTATACTTTTCATCGTTTGGCCCTATGCTATCATAAAAAACGCAAGCGTCAGAAACTTTGTTAGATTCGACAGCGCCATTTAATAGCTTTGTCATGTCTATTACCGCTTCATTTTTACATAGATGTGGTATATATACTCCTATATTCATCACAGCCCTTTCTCTTTTATATTAAAGTCTTTCATCTCTCTTATTTGTTCATGTAGCGTTGGAACGCTAGAAAAAGCCAGAGGCTGCGTATAGAATGTAGAAAGCGTCCTGTCGCACTCTGAGGCTGCGTCTACGGCGTTTATAATTAAACCCAAAGAATATATAGAGTCAAACAACTGTAGCATCTCAAGCTTACTGTGGCTTCTGTGAGTAAACAAGTGGCGCACGCCTTCCCAATAAACATTTTGTTCAATTAGCTGCTCAATTACCTTTGCAACCTGAAGGCATGTGACCCCGTTCCATAGGTGGTTTTTGAATCCACTTACTTCTTTACCCGCTTGAGATAGAGCCCACTCAACTAGAGATCTAGAAGTGCTCTTCTCTTCGCCTATGATTGAAGTTCTAATCGTACAATGGTGTCCTAGCTCACCAAAATATTTGCTCAAACCATACTCATCGTATTGGGTTGGGCGATCCAGTTCCGTGTAGCTACCTTTTTCGCCGCTAAATATGCAGTCAGTTGTGATATGAAACATCTTTGCCTTTGCCCTAGCGCAAGTTTTATGTAGCATGTGAGGCCATAAACCATTGACTATAAAAGTGTTCATATGTCCTACAGACTCGACTTGCGGTTTAATAGTTCCAATGCAATTAATCACATAGTCACCCGCTTCTAAACTTAAAATCTTGCCGATCTCGTTTATATTCTCAACAGCGTCAATGTCTTTTCTAGTGTAAGGTACGCAGTCATACAAATCTTTTAAATATGTATAAACATAATTGCCAAGCATACCATTGGCGCCTAGTACGTGTATTCTCATCGGTAATCCTCGTTATTCCAAATGTCCCATTTTGCCCAGTCAAATCTAATGTCATCTCCCAGACTTTCCTCAAGAGAAGAAGTAGAGAAAATGATCAACTGGTTGTTTTCAGTTAAGTTTTGAAAGCCGTTTGCATAACCTTCTGGTATATATAGTAACTGTGGTTTTCTTGAGTCTAGATAAAACTTGCTGACTTCTTCAGTCTCCATGTTGACAGCGCCAACACGAAATGTCCCATCAGCCGCATACATGTATTTACCTTCTTTCTCATGCCCATGCCAAGCGCGGATGTAGTTCTTTCTTATATTAGATATGTGGTAAAACCTCTTGATGCCGAATTCTTTGAACAGGAAATCATTGCAAAAGCTAACTGAGCCTCTGTCATCAAAAGATATTCCTCCATTAATAATTGACGGACTATACATTTACAGTCTCCTTTATATAACGTGCGTTTGAATATACAGAATCCGTAGTGTCTTTTATTCTTCCATCTTTAAGAATGGATGCCAGCTCATTAATTCCATCTTCAAGGTTAAATGCTGGATACCACCCCTTATTCCTGTAAGACCCTGACGACACTTTGTAGTTTCTCAAATCCTCAAACGGCATATCTTCGTAATTGATAGTTGCTTCAGGATCTACCACTTCTACAATTTTTTCAGCCAGCTGCTTTATCGTGTAGTTGTCTGAGTGTAAGTTATATAGACCTGTTATCTCACTTCTTATGCCGTGATTAATTGCTCTAGCAACATCCTTAACATGAAGTAATGGCCTCCATTGTTCGCCACCAAATACCGATAAGGCTTCGCCCCTTACTGCTTTTAGTGTTAGTATGTTTGCCACTAAATCTAATCTAAGTCTGGAGTGCCTGTCGCTTATCCCAAACAAAGTGCCCAGTCTAAAAATTAAACAGTTATTGCTATTATTTAGCAGGTACTGCTCAGCTTTTAGTTTTGTTGAAGCATAAACTGACAAAGGATTTGTAGCTGCTTGCTCTGTAATTATTTCGTCATTGACTCCATACACCGAGCAGGTTGACGTGAATACTATTTTGCCATCGTAGTTGTCTGTTAGCCACTTGACCGACTCGTAGTTAACTTTGTTAGTCAACGCTGGGTCTACTTGGCAGGCGCCATCGCCAACCAGTGCAGCCAACCAAACTATAACATCTGGTTGCCATTCCTCAATAGTTCTACCAAGTTTATCAGTGTCTGATATATCACCAAACACAAAAGGTACATCTTTTAGGTATCTATTTTCATATACCAATTTATCATATACCAATACATGTTTTGCGGTGGCGTTTAGATAATCTGTTAGGTATCCACCTATATATCCAGCGCCCCCAACAATCATAATTCTATTCATATTATACTCCATATTTCTTTACTTCTGGATTGTAGCCGGATTCTCCAGTGGTTAAAACCCGGTCTATCTCAGCTTTTAGTTTCTTATCTATACATCTTTTTAGTCGCGCTCTTTCCATAACCAAGTATACATCTTGTTCTGCTGCCCACGACTTGAAACAATCGTCTTCAGATACCATAACGTCATCTTTAAGCTTGTATAATTTTATATTGACTATTGTAAGCCTGTCAGTTAGTTCACCAAGGCTTATCAACTCTTCAAAGTCATTTGACTCTTTATAGTCTGCAAAGTCCCAGTACTCCACGCTCTTACTTATGGCGTCATTTATCAGGTCGCTTACTGTTTGTTTTTCATCCATTGTATAACCTCGTCTACACTTTCTTCTAGTGAAATTTCCGCCTCAAATCCAAAGACCTCTTTGGCTTTTTGTACGTCTGGACTCCTAACCTGAACATCGTATTCAAATGCTTCACAGTTTTCAAAGACTGGATCGCAACCGTGAATTCTGTTCCAGACTAATGTTGCTAGTTCTGCAACCGATGTCCTGACACTTGATGAGATGTTAAAATCTTCGTTTATTGTGTCCTCAGACTCAAGCGACATTCTTATACCTCTAGCTATATCTTTACCGTTAGTATAGTGTCTAATCTGATTTCCATCCCCAAGTATTGGCATTTTATTTTCTTTATCTAGCAGAAGAGCCTTGTGTATTAGATCTGGAAGAACATGACTCATAAGCATCTTAATGTTGCCCGAATAAACTTCTTCTTCGCCTAACGCCTCTTCCTCTCCCACACCCACACAATTAAATGGTCTGATAATTGTATACGGCAGTTTGTACTGCTCCCAAGCGCCCAAGCAGAAAAACTCAGAAGACAATTTTTGGAACCCATATGTGCTACTTGGCGGTGGTGAGCTTTCTATGGCTGACTCAGGTGTCGGGTATATTGAACAATTCTCAAAAACCATACTGCTAGATATAACTGTTATCTTTTTTAGCTGATATTTTTTGTGCAATGCTAACGCTAAGTCAAAAGTATTAGCAAGTATTCTCTCGTTTGTTGCTAGTAGGTCATAGGCATATTTATGAAAGTAGCTTATGCCTCCTATCATGGCGGCTCCAGCAATTATATGATCTGCATCAGATAGTAGTGGATGGCTTGGTGTATGCAGCATCCACAGGTCAAGATCTTTAAGGCTGCCCGACAAGTCTACTTCAAGCAATTCAAAATTTTCGTGCTTGTCATGCGGTCTATTGACTTTGCCGTACTTCGAGTAGTTGTCTATCCCCACGACTTTATAACCGCTATCTAGCAGCTCTTGGCATAAATAGGAGCCTATAAACCCCTGACTGCCTGTAACTATAACTTTTTTCATATTATCTTTCCTAGTAAATTTGTTGTAGCTGCGCTAGTTTTTTGAATTTGTCATAATCTAAAATATAATCATCTATATCATATGCACTTGAGCAGATTGAAAGTAGTATACTATCTTCTGTTAAGAAGATCTGTGAGTCCCACACCATTTTGTCAACAAAGATACTTTCGCCTTCGTTAAGTATGGTATCTGTCTTATTAGTGCCGTTGTCAAGGCCTACTTTTATTTGCCCACGCACACACGTTAAAATCTGCTGTGTAGTGTGATGGGCGTGCATACCCCTCACCTGATTTTCTGGAACACCGTAGACGTAAAAAACTCTTTTAGGTTCAAATGGAATATCTGAAAATTCTATCGGAACCAGCGACCCTTCTGGGCCACTATGTTCTGGCCATTTTTTTGACATTTTCTATAACCTTATTTACTTGTTGTTTTGTCATGTTTTCGTGATATGGTAAACTTACTGTCGAAATAGATTCTAGCGCGGACTTTTGCAGGTCATATTTTATTTCAGTATTATAAAAGCTTTTATCGTGGCAATGCTCATAATGTATGCCGCATAAAATACCTTCGTCCTTCATTTTAGATATGAAATTCTTATTGTTACGCACTCTAATTCTGTACAGGTGTCTGCTAGAGTTGTTTATGTAAAATGCTTTATTATACATATCACTAATCTCATCCAGTCTATCATTCTTTTTATCTAGCTTACTTAGGTTTTCGTTTGCTATGTACGCTGATATAGAATTAAAATGCATTTTATGTCCAGAGAATATTTGTTTGCGTTCCCAGTTATTTTCAGAGTAGCTCATGCCATTTAGCGTGAGCGCTTTATATAAGTCTATTGTTTCTTTATTATCTGAAACCACCATGCCTCCATCACATCCGCCTACTGGTTTAGTTGGGTAGAAGCTAAATATCATCTCTGCGTTTGGCTTTTCTAAATCCTTAAACTGATTCTTTGTGACCTCCTGAGCCGAGTCAATTATTGTGCGATCATCATCTTCAAAAAGGCTGTACGCTTTGCCAACCCATTCAATGTCATCATGAAACATATATCTAGCACCTGCCATCTCAAGCGCGTTGGGAACAACAGGCGGTATACAGCTAGGTATTGAGATCAGACCATCGCAGGACTTCATAGCCAAATATATCAAGCTAGACGCGCTATTTGCAGAGCAGGCGTATTTTGCCCCCACATACTCGGCAAACCTCTGCTCAAATTCAGAGACTATACTGCCGTGCAATAAATTACCAAGGGCAGATGTGTCTACACTGTATTGATTTATATTAAATAAGTTTATCACTTAAAATAATCCTCTATCTTATCAGTAAGTTTTACTAAGTCGGTATTATTAGACTCTAGGAACTCACAAGCTTTCTTTCTCTCTGAGATGCTCAGGCTCTTATCTCTACTCTTCTTAAACATAACTGGAAACAACCACCAGAGATATGTCATTTTTGTTATTAAACATGACAGCTCTTCACTATCACATTCCTCAATCTTCGTAAGTTTTAATTTTTTTGATGTAGTCATTAGGGTCTTTCCTGTAGTAAATTTCTTTTGCTTTCTTGTCAACCATGTCGCATATCATGCCTCTATTATCATTCATGCGCATCATCTTGTCATAAAGCTCTACATATTCTGTATCAGATAAATCTTCAGTCAAAAGTTTTTCTCTAGTATTAAATATCTTTATGTTTTCAATAACTAGCTTGTCTATTGCATCAGCTAAACTAAACATTATATTTTTCCTTATATCTTTGTTGAATAACTGGGTATGGATGAGTTTCATCTTTAAGTCTTATTATATTCGTATCGTGTACTGGTGGGTGAGGCATATGCTGTGAGCCCAGCTTAATGGCGCCCTCCCAGCCGTCCCAATGATTACCCCATTTTGATTTAAATCTACGCTCGTTTTCAAATGTATTCATTGGCAATCTATCTTCGACAAAACCTTCTCTTCTTTGTTTTTCTTCTTCTGGTGGATCGTAGTGTCGATACCAATTTCTATTGCCTACATTTGATATGTGTATGCCAGCCTCTCTAGTTCGCATCATTAAGTCGCAGTCAATATGTGGCCCATGTCCGTATAGTTCGTCTAAAAAGCCAATTCGAGCTACTAACCTTTTAGATATCCCAAATAATGAGTGGTTGTCTGCAAGCACATAATCATGCTTTTCTAACTCTGCTTCTATTGCCTCACACCATCCTGAGCCCACAAAGAAACAATCGGAACTTGTGATGATACAGTTGTCTGTGTCTGACAGTATAATCCCTAAATTTATTGCTTGCTGCCAAGTTGTGCCAGAGTGTGACTCACAAAGTCTTATATCTCTATCAATATTGCCTATGAACTCTCTAATTTCTTTTAGGCTATCACTGCTAGAGCAGCCATCAACCAACATAAAGGCTACGGACTTGGGGCATGTAGCATCAGCCGTCTTTATGGACTCGCATAATACTTCAGGTCTATTCTTAAAAGACCACAATAAAGTGCTATTTGTCATTGCTTATCATACTCCTAACTCCTTCGTTGAATGGCGTTGGCTCAAAGTCAATGTATTGCAACATCTTATGATTTGTTATGCTATACCTGAAATCGTGCCCTAGCCTATCAGGAACATTTTCTACGTGGTCGCTCCAATTCAAACCCATTTCATCAAGTATAATCTCTATGACTTCTCTATTTGTTTTTTCGTCCTTAAAACTTATGTTATATATTTCATCTAGAGGAGCTTTTGATACAATGTCGTATATAGCTTTTGATGAATCTTGTACGTATATCCAGTCTCTTATATTATCACCGTTGCCGTATAAAGGTATCTTATTTCCGTTTCTTATAGACCTTAATATTGTGGGTAAAAACTTTTCGCCGTGCTGTCTAGGCCCATAGTTATTACTCATCCTGATCATTTTATAAGGAAGATCAAACGTATTATTGTAGGCAGACACTAGGTGTTCGGCAGCGGCTTTAGTCGCTGAGTAGTAATTCATTGGCCTAGCTGGAGCACACTCGTGAAAAGAACCCTCCTTGATAGGCCCGTAAATTTCATCAGTGGATATTTGCACTAATACAATGTCCATGTTTTTACATATGTCTAAAAGGCTTTTAACTCCTTTTACATTAGAATCTATAAAAGAGTTATATCCTTTTATTGAATTATCTACGTGTGACTCTGCTGCGAAGTTAATAATCTGTTCTATGTTGTGCTCTTTGCAAATTTCTCCCATCTTATCCGTGTCGCATATATCATCAATATACAGCACAACACCTTCTGGTATATTCTTCATTTTCCCCGCATAGGTCAGCTTGTCAACACCGACAACCTTGTGACCACGTTCTAGAAAAAGCTCAGAAACATGACTGCCTATAAACCCAGCGCATCCAGTAATTAGAAAGTTAGTCATCACTCTTCCCTCATGCCTTCGTACACTGTAGTTTTATACTTAGAGTTTTCTTCTAGTATGCTATCAAAGAAACCTACATCCAAACCATTTTTAGCGCAAAAGGCTGCTATAGCCTTGGTGTCCTTTGGTAAACACATGCCACCAAACCCCCTAAAGTTATCGTTGCAATCTAAATATATATCGTATATATGCTCTCTATTTACTATAGCGTCTTTGACTTTAGAATAGTCGGCCCCTAAAGATTTACAAACCTCATAGAAGCTATTTGCGAAAGTAACTAGAGTTGCATTATATATGTTGTTATAGTATTTTGCTAACTCAGCTTCTGTAGGTGACACAGAAATTACACTCTTCGGCAGCTTACCGTGCGCTTCTTTAATTACTGCTTGAGCATCTTTATTATTTGTTCCTATGATACACACGTCGTGATTCTCTACAAAGTCTACAGATGCACACCTTTCTCGCAAGAATTCAGGTACAAAACATATGCTATAATTATTATATTTGTCTATCAGGTCTTGAGTGGTTCCCGGAGATACAGTTGATTTTATAGCAATTACCCCAGAGTAGTCGAGCTTGTGTAAGTCTTCAATCACATTTTGTACTATAGACGTGTCACAGCTACCGTCTTCACTCGGTGGGGTTGGCACACACAAGAATACTATTTCTGCATCTACCAAATCCTCTATGTTCGTATTAAGAGAAATGTCGTGACCTACTACGTTATGACCTAGCTTTTCTAGACCATATCTAACGGCAGACCCTACAACCCCTAAACCTACAATACCTACGTTCATTATGTATAGACTCCATCTTTTTTGTTCTTTGTGGCTTCTAAGCCGCCGCAATGATAACTAATAGCATCTAATGCTTTAATCACATTTACGCCACCAGCTTTGCACCTGTTAAAAAAGTCTGTGTCTCCTGTAATGTTGTTAACATAGATCCCCATTGGGTCTGGACTATTGTCTACAGAAAATTTATTCATCGGGCCAAATCTCTCCCAAACATCTCTAGACAGCGCAAATGGCATAGCATCAAATCTATGACCATAGGCCACTTCATCTGTAGCAACTTGACCTTCCGCAGCCTCATATAGCGCATCAGCAAATGGGTTCCACTCATCCATCTTAAACTCTGAGTAATTGGTAACACCGAAGTTTCTACATGTATGTATTGAATATTGATTTCCCGGCTCTATTAGTTTGCAGTTTACGACTGTGTTTTCAGCACAATTCTTGTATAAATTGGCTAGCCAGTTTTTATGGAAGTAATGGTCTGTTGCTATTGGGCATACATAGTCTGCGTGCTCCAGCGCTATTGGATAACCTGCGTTCCAACCTCTGTATAAATTCCACAAAAATCCTTTACCTTCGTCGTACCCAATTTCTACACTTTTGTAATTCTTATCTTTTAGCCACTGATGTGCTTCATCTGAAGACTTCCAAGTTAGAAATACAATGTCAAAATCTTCTTCTGGCATACCTGCATTTTCTATTGCGCTTGTCACAGAAAATTCTGCTTCTTCTATGTATCGACCTATCTGGCAGTACATTACAATTTTTGGGTTTTCCCATTTGCCGTTATTATGCATCTTTTTCTCCTTCTATAATATGGTAAACCAGCGAATCAAAGGGTGTGATATGTCTCATTCCGTATTTAGCTTCTAAAACGTCGTGAAAGAAGAAATCATCACCAGCTTTAAACACCGGCCTGTCGTTTGGGTAGCCTGCTACTATCGTTCCGTCTTCTTCCAGAAATATGTTACCTCTTGGAAACATACCGGCTTCTATAAACCTTTGCTTTTCTACAAGGCAAGGCATGTACAGTCCTCCATGTGCTATGTGGTCAATAGAGTTTTGTTCAGCCCAAGCTTCCCATCCTGCGTCATCAAACTGGTTAGGGTGTCTCCCAAAGTGATTGGAGCCTAAATTAACTCCGTGCATACCACTAGCCATCTTGCCGCTTTCAATCAATCTACTGCAAGGTATGTTAGTGCCATCGTGGTGCTTCAGTAAATTTGATAACCACCCTTTAGAAAAGCGGTCGTCTGAGTTTACTAGAACCACGTTGTCGTATTCGCTAGATTCAACAGCATAATTATAAGCCCCATAAACTCTATTTAAATAGAATTCATCTGGGTCTGTATTATTGAATACCGAGTATGGTATATCGAGAGTAGCGAGCCTGTCCAGTACCTCTTGTGTTGCATCGTTTGCTACCACCCTAACCCCAACATCCCAACCGTCAGCAGTGCAAAGATCGCTCTTGAGTTGCTTTACTATAAACTCTAGGTAATCAAGAGATTTATATACTAACGTGACTACTTCCACGTTGTTATTCATAATATGCCTCTTTTATAAAAAGTTTTGTGCCGTCAGCACATTGTATATATGGGTTTGGATATGGGTCTTGTAAACACCTTATCTTATTATATAATTGTTTTGCTGTCATGCAAGAAAAATCCTGTGATTTTATCTCACTATCTTTTGGTTTTCTTCTTCTGCAAATTGTAGCTTGGCTATGATCTTGTTCATACCCCTCATGCTCTGGGTTGTCTAATATAAACTCAATACCAAACCTACCAAGTATAGACATCTTAGCAAATATATATGTTAAGCTGCCCACGAGCTTCATTTCTTCTTGCCATAGTATTCTTCCGTGATCTAGCTCATTATCCATAATAAAAAACGTTACTGCGCTATCTGTCACACCATCTATAATTTGGTTTTGTATAGGTGATCCGCCTCTGTATTTTGGTAGAGCAGATGGGTGCATACATATGCACCTGCTAGACTCTAAAAGTTTTTCGTCTACTATCCAACTCCAACCTATGAAAAAAATAGTATCGTAGTCATTCTTTTCTGTAGCCTGTTTTAGTTCTTCTGGTGAAGAAACAAAATCCCAGTCTACACCTAACGTGTCGTAAATTCTCACTGCCCAATCACGATAGCCACAAAACAGTTTTAGTCCACCCATCTTATTACCTCAAACGCTTCGGCAAATTCAAGATTGGCTTGTCTACCTCTGACTTTTGCTAACTCTTCCACGAATTCAGGACTCCTGAAACTCCTAACCTGTGACTCTAGTGACAAATAAGCGCTTTTCTTTCTCTCCATGTCTATCGGCACAAAATAGTTTGGCTTAAAGGAAGAACTAATTGAGTGTGAGTGATCCCATAAAAATACGTGAGGCTGCTCATAGACTAATACTTTCTTTACAAAGAAGTTAATATCGTGTGGCCTCAAAGCTATAAGCGAAGCCTCGTATACCGCCTTGTGGTCTTGGTTGTAGGATGGGTATGGTATAAAAACTTTTTCTGGCTTCACCTTATTTATGGTGTCAGAAAGCTGGTCTATTATTGTTGACACGTCATAGCTGTTTACTAAATTTGAAAGAGTTTCAAACTCAAACCCTAATATTTCCTGCGCCTTTTTAAGTTCCTCAATTCTTCTGTCTCTAGAAACAATGTGAAATTTATCTACACCGCACTCTAGGACAAATGAATTACTATCCAGTATACCTCCGCAACCTAAGACTTCATCATCTATATGTGGGGAAATTATAAGTTTATCCATATATTTCCTTAAGCGTTTTTAGTGTTGTTGGATCTGGAGTGTTAGAGTCTATAAATACAGGTAGTACCTCAGCCTCAGACTCTTGAACCTCAAGATCCTTCTCGCAAATCAATCTATCTAAATCCCAGCCAGTTTGACCCAACCCCTTGTATAAATTGTATCTATCCATTACTTGTTTGTCTGTAGCAAATCCGTAGTGTATCAGTTTTAGCCATCTGGCATCCACAATATTAGCTATGCCATAGGGCTCCTGATGTCCGTGTAAACCCTTCTCTTCAGGAAAGTAAAGCTCTCCATTATTTCTCCAGAATGGGACTCTACCCCACTCGTTGAATCCGTGATAGCTACTATCAAGTCTGTAATGCTTATTACTTCGCCACAAATTATAATGCCCAAGTCTAACACCATCTGCACCAGATTCAGCAGATGTTTTTAACATGTCTTTTAAGAGAGCATAATCATTATCCATCAGCCTCTGATCTATCATCGTATCGCCGTCAATCCAAAAAATCCAATCAGTATCAGGATGCTCTGACAGCAGTTTTTCTAGCATCTCTTTTTTGCACAAAATTTCTTCGTGAAAACGGTTCTCTTCTGACTGTATCAAGACTACGTTATCATGTTGTGAATATATATCATGGCTGCCATCGTCCGAGGCTTGGTCGAAGATATAGATGTAGTCGCATATTTCCATGCACTGAAACCAGTTCTCTAGATTACCTTTAGATAGCTCGTTTCTGAGTTGTGAAAATCCAATTATCTTCATGTAGTTTCCTTTAATCTTTTTATTATCTCTATACTAGTATTACCACAACCAAGCCAGTCTGCACTCATATTTTTTGAAACATTTACGATAAAATCGCATATTTCCATCATTTCGACTTCTCCGTAGTCGAGCGGCAAATATCTAGAGCAACTGGCTGTGTAAGACTGTGGCCTTTCTGTGAATTCTCTTGGCACTAACACCGGAGTTCCTAACAATGCAGGCTCTTCTTGCGCTGTTCCAGAATCTGATATGACAAACACAGCATTATAAACTGACTTGATGTATTCTTTGTAGGACATTAAGTCGATGTGTTCTACAGAGTGCGTGTTTATTTCGTATAGATCTATGTAATCATACGTTCTAGGAAATTTTAACGAGATACACTTGACACCGAACTCAACGGATAGGTCTCTGGCCCAGTCAAATATTGCTTGCAGTCTTTCAGGGTCTTTGAAGTTTTCAGGTCTGTGCACATCTAGAAGAATATGACCATTCTCTTTCTCTTTTTTCCTGAACTCAAGACTGTGCTTATTTACAACTTCTACTATAGTGTTACCTACATTCACAACTTTGCTTCTTGGTATATTTTCTTGAAACAAATTATCAGAGTAGTCTTTGTGGTATGTAAATAACAGCTCGCTGGAGTGGTCGCACACAATTCTATTTATCTCTTCCAGCATCCTTCGATCTCCAGACCTCATGCCAGCCTCTATATGCGCCACGTTGATACCCTCTTTCTTCAAAGATGGCGCAACTAATACTGAGTTTGAATCGCCTAGAAAAATAACCCAGTCTGGACACAGATCTTCACTTCTTATCAGTTCTATTAGCTTGACGGTGAGCTCAGCGTTTTGATGGAAGTGCTCTTTGCCGCTGCCACCAATTTCCAAGTTGTAGTCGGGCTCTCTAATATTTAGCTCCTGAAAGAATACACCAGAAAGGAGCTTGTCGTAGTGCTGTCCAGTGTGTATTAATATATGATTAATACTTGGATCAGAATCCAAAGCCCTAAATACTTCCGACATTCTTATGAAGTCAGGTCTAATTCCCGTTACAGTTATAATATTCATTTTCTGGTGCTCTGTATAAAGTTTCGTTCTGTGTAATATTACGATACATACTGTGGTTTAGAAATGCCAGCCTATTCGCATCCAGATAATCGCCGTTTATTATAGCGCCGCTATAGGTAGACGTGTGATATTGATGTACGCTAAACGGGTCGTCGATATTTACAATTTCTAGACCTTTTCTTTTTATCCTATCTAAGAATTCGTTATCGTCAAACTCCATACCATATTTATATCTTTCGTCAAAACCATTTATAGACTCTAGGTTTTTTCTGGTGATAGCTGTGGTAAAATGGAAGTCTACTTTTCTATAGCGTGAGTGATTATACCAAGTTATTGCGTCGCCTTTAGACTGGTTGAATTCTTGAGGCAGCGATAATATAAAATCCTTTTTGTTTTCTGCGTTATAAAGCCTTTCTATGTCTTTTTCTACAACATTATAGCAAGCGTATGACAGGTATCTGTTGTCATCTATATTTTCGGCTACAGACTGCATTAATTCCCCCACATGCAAGCACTCAGGGTTTTGGATTATTATAACTTCTCCAGAGCACATGGAGAAAGCAGTATTGTAAACTATACAAGGGTTTTTATATGGGTTAGCTTGTACAGTTATGACTGTAAGAAACGGAAATCTAGACTGCAGATCTGCTACCTTCTGTTCTGGATCGCTGGCGTCGTCAACAACTATTACCTCTATATCTTTGTATGATTGAGACTCAATAGACTCAAGAGTTTTTATTAGTTGCACTTTTCTGTTTTTATATGCCATAGCTATAGAAATCATGAGAACGAGCACTCCAAGTGGGCAAAAAATGTATTTGGATTTTGATATGGTCTAGTCATTACGTTTTTAGTGAAAACATCTAATGGAGATCCTACATCTATATATGTGTTGTTTGGATTGCTTTCGTATAGCTTGTCCACCATAATGTTTGCCATAGGCCCAGCAGATACTAAGAACAGTGTGTCCTTATGGCGCTTAGAAATATCTTTAATCATAGCTAGTATCTCTAGCTTATAACTGTTATACCATTCAATACATTCTTCTGAAACCCAAAGAGCATCAACTACGTTAAATGGATACTTCTTATCATACCCTTTTTCGTTCGCTATTAACACTACATCTCTTTCTAATTTCATTAAATATGTAGCAAATTTTCTGAAGTTGGCATTTACCAGAAGATTGGCGAATAGAACATTGTTATTAGTTATCATATCTAAATACTTGTTCTTGTTTTCTTCTCCGTGGCAGCAAACGCATGGGATTCCGTAGAAGAAATTATCTTCAGTGCGATTCAAAGAATTTCTCAAGTCTTTGGCAAAAACACCTGCATTACCATCAGTGTGCCAACCATCTATCTCGTAGGCTTGTGTATCCTTTCCTATTTCCCGACCTTCTATAATCGCAAGCTCCCCATCTCCATATCTTGACAAGGAAAAGTTATCGCCAGAAGCTATCTTATCTATAATAAAGTCTACCTGATCTCTAAACTGTAAGTTTATCATACTTCTTCCTTAATTATCTGATAGCCTCTATCTCGAATATAATTCCAGTACTTGTTCATACCTTGATTATTGACATTATTCTTAGATATGGCGTTATCATCTTCCCCTATGCTGTGCCCAGTCTCTGGTTGAGATCCCCACATTTCTCTATCGTCTTTAGGGTGCGGAGGAACATAGCTGTGTAGCCCCAAATGCTTCTTTACTGCATACGAAAGATGCATGTCTTCACCAAAGTGGTGAGGCGCTGGAATTGGAGCTTCGCCCCAAAAGAATCTTAGCCAATCAGTCTCGAAAAACCAAGAGTGACATAGCATATCGACTCTTTCTACCTCTTCGTTTGGGCTTCCCCATCCGTGAGTTTCGTATCCATTGTAGGGGTAGTTACGATCATCTTCTGGGTTCATTACGACGCCTCTCGTTCCTAGCGGCCCTCTGTGACTTTCCATAGTCATCAGGCAGTTTTCAAGCCACTTTCTGCCGGGAATTGTATCGTCATCTATGATGTTGACATACTTGGTGCTAGCATTAAGCGCTAGCGCAAATCTACCCCATACACCATAGTTACTATTTGACATTGTTGACTCGCAGGCCTGCACTACATCTTTTGGAAAATCTTGCATTTCACCATCAGGGCTATTAGTCCATAGCCATACATCTACATCATCAACTGTTTGATTTTTTATAGCCTCATATTGCTGCTTAAGCGCGTGAGCCCTTTTGTATCCGCTTAGTATAACAGTTATCATTGCAGTTCTCCAATCTTCTCATCAAACTTTTGTTTAATTTCATGCCACCCAAGTTTGGCACATATCTTTTGCGTTCTATTAAAGCATGTATGCTTTTTAATTGTCTCTTCTCTAATCTTTTTATGAGAAAAACTCTCTCCTAACTCAAAACAACGTTCAACGCCTCTGTATATATTTTGCAGGGAGTTCATAACCACTTGCGCCTGAGTCTCATATTTACCTTTGTAGAAAACATTTGCCCCATGATAAATACCGGAGAAGAGCGATTGAGGTATACTCTGGTCGTCTCTAGAGATTATAATGTTTTTGTAGTTAGGGTAGAGCGCTTGCAGGTTTAATTCAGGTGCGGTTATGTCAATATGTTCTGTTAATTCTGCTTCGTTAGAAACAAAGTGGTGACTGGTTCCTTTAAGCTGGCTAGAAAACCTACTTCTTGAGTCATAGTTAGTTATGACACAATTATCAATGTCAAAATCTTGCGGCTTAGGCTGTGTTGCTGCTGCAAAGATGTCTGCGGCTGGTAAAAGCTCTACAACCTCTAATACGGTAGACTTTAATTTGTTTATATCTTTAGGTGTGGATGTGAATATAAACTGGCAATTCAAACCCGTACTCCTCACTATCGCGTCAAGCTGCTCAACGTGATTTTGCTGAGCGCCTGTCATATTGAGAGCGCATTTTATGTTCTGATTTTCCGTAAGGTACTTGACGCAATCGGATGTCAGCCTACTGAAATGAGCAACAAAAAAGTTGGGCTGGAAAGAATCGAATATATCATAAGCGCTGATTCTATCAGAATTCCACAGAGCAGCTTGGATGCCAATCGAATTGAAAGATTGACATAAGTACATGGGCTCTGTACTATTAGGACTTGAGTAATCTTGTATTAGTACGCGCATAAGTTTTCCTTACCTCGTGATACGTTTTTATGTTATCTAGTTTTAATATATTGTGTTTTTGGTTTTGAAGTGCTTGTATTCTGTGTTTTGATTTTAGTATGTCATTTAGAGCCTCGAATATAAATTTGTTCTTATATTCCATGTTGGAAATAAGTTTTCTCATATATTCTATAATCAAAGGATTGCCGAGGAATAGTACTTCACACCATTTGTTTGGCATACCGTAGCAGAAGTGTTGGGGATTACCCTTTTGATCTATAGTAACACCGACATCGAACGCTTCATTCTTCTCTTCATACACGACAGAGGAGATCCTTACGTCTATCATTTTCAATAGATGATCCTGTATTATTATCTCCCCGTTGCATACCAGTATCTTATCGTTTAGGGTGTTATTTAGGCATAGTCTCAAACTCTCACACGAGTTGGAATTGTTATGCATCTGATTTTCTACGAACCGCGCAGATATTTTCTTATGATTTTCTCTTATGTGCTTAATAACTTTCTCAGCCTCAAACCCTCCGCAGATGATGAGCTCAAAGTTTTTCAACACCCTCTTTATAGCAGATATTTGCAAGTCTATAAGGGTTGTGTTACCTATCTTGGCAAGCGGAGTAGGGCCATATGATTTCATCCTGTGTCCAGCGTTTTCGCATAAAAGAACAACAGTCACTAAGTCATTTGACTCTTCTATAGCAACATGGTGGGGCGACGTTATAAAGTTTGTGTTTCTAGCCATCAAATCGCTTATATAAACTGGTTTCTTTAGACTCTTCTCTCAGGGCGATCTGCATCTTATCGTAGTCTCTGTGGTCTAAATATCTGTTATTAATAGCTTTGAATAATATTGTAGAAGAACTTGAGTCTTCAAAGAATACATACCTTTCTAGTAAGTCGTTTACGGACTTATCTATTTTCTTATATGTGTCCTTTTCAACAACCTCTCCCACATTTAGCTTAGTTATGTAATTTTGGACAGCTATCTTTTTAAATGTGTCGTAGTCTCTCTGTTTTTCGTTTCCATAGACTACTACCTTGATACTGTGAAACCCAGCATCTTCTAGACTTCGCATATGCTTTCTCATATTATTTGTGAACTCAGGACAAAGCATTTTATATGAGTGTGAGAGACAAACATAAATACTGCCGTGGTCGTAGTTAATATCGCATATAGATTTGATCGTTTCTTCTAGGCCGTCTGTTTCTTCTTCTATGTAAACCGCTATTCCAAATGTCTTTTTTCTTATCTTCTTGATTTGTTCTAGCGACAAGTCGTATCGTTTGTCAACTTTGTACGAGCATAGTGTGTTTATAACATAAAACTCTTTATCTTTGTCATATGCCTCAAAGCCCATACCTTTTTCCATATAGGCCTCAGCCCTGCCAGCCTCACATCCAGTCTGCGTTTTGTCTTCATATATGGCGAACTTGCAGTCTTTGCAACTCGTTTCGGCTACTTTATCTAGTTGCTTCGATTTCATACCTGTATCCTTGATAGCTGGTTGAAGAAACTTTTAAACCTAAAGATTGTAATAGAGATTTAATCGAGCTCATATCCAAACACGATCTTCCACGAAAGATAACCTCATTGGCTTCTGCAGAATTTATCTCTCCAGAAACAATGGCTCTTGACAGTAGCCTTATGTCTGTTCCGCCGATGCAGATCTTGCCGCCACGACGAGTCTTGCTCTCAATAAGTTTTACAAACCCCTGAACATTGCCAACGGGAACCTCGTCTAATATATCAGAAGCAAGAATAAATTCACACTCGTTCATTGCTAGATTATTAAGGTCAACAGAGCCATTAATAACCTCAACCTTTTGGTATCCGTCAACTGCCTCTGAGCCTTTCGGTACAATATGTATCTTTGTCATCACTAAGCCTTTTTGTAGAAGTTGTTATTTTTTATGTTATAAGCCTCGTTGAAAATTTTACTCCAGTTCGATATAAAACTTTCTTCAGAGAACTGTTCAATTACTGTCTGACGTGCATTTTCGCCAAGCCTATTTCTAAGGTCTTCGTCTCCAAGTAGCTGTTCTATGTATGATCTTAATTCCTTTTCGTCGTTTGAAATCATGCCATTCTCACCGTGTTTCACAACATCAGGTATCATACATGTTGCGGTTGTCACCACTGCGCAGCCGCACGCCATTGCTTCCAAAAGAGATGTAGGAATTGGACTTACCGTTGTAGTATTTAGATACACCTGAGTGCTTGCGTAATCTTTTACAAGCTCCTCAATACAGCTAGCGGGCTCAGAAAAACCGTCTGGACTACTCCCTATAACTTTAGTTTCGATTCCATTCGTTATTCTTTCCCAACCAGAGTAATTTAAACAGTAGTCTCTGTTCTTAAAGTCGTTAGCTACGGTTAGCACTACAGGACTTCTGTCATAGCCCCCCGGCTTGAATAGTTCTACATCAACTGCATGGTGAACCACCTGTTGATTGTCTGACTGTATTTTCCATTGCTCCCTAGACCAGTCAGAGATAAATACATTTATATCTCCTGCCATTCCCTTTATTTCTTCTAGCCACTCTTGTTTTAGAACTGAGGTGGGAGCTGTGTGTTCTAGCGCTATAATTGGAAGATTTAATTTTTGATTTATTAGTTCGGCCACTTGGAACTGGCCAAATTTACTTTGAGCCAAAATAAAGTCAAACTTGATGCCTCTGTACAGTGTCTCTTTTGGGAGGGCGTAGAAGTTATCGGGCACTTTGCCATAATCTTCATTCCATACTTTTATACCTTCAGTCAAAAAGCCGTAAAAGTTGTGACCAGTTTTAGCCATTAGCGTCTGGTATCTTTCGTGCGTAGCAAATGTAAGTATGTTATACTTCTCTCTTTTGCCAGAAGTCGCATCGTCTATGAGTCTAGAAACATAGTCACTTGGCGGCATCTCTGGTACACGTACTCTATGTGTTCTAGGCATTTAAAAACTCCTTTATCTTATTTCCTACAGACTCATATGAGAACTCTTTCGCTCTTTTTATGCCAGCCTGCCTATCAATGACGTGTCTGTTTTCATAATAATATCTCATAGACTTTTTAATTTCTACCTCGCTGGGGTCAAACCACAGCTCTCTTCCGGTTAGTATTTCTGGGAAGGCTGCGTCTGGGCAGTCGCAAACTGCTAGCTGGCCGCCAACTAGTGTTCCGGTGCTCTTATCTTTAGGATCTATAAAATCAGCCGGCCCTCCAAAATTGCTACATATTGGCGTTTTTCCATAAGCCATAGCTTCAAAGGATGGTATAGACCAAGCTTCACCGTGAGATGGGCACACAAAACAGTCTCCGTACTGATGTAAGGCCTTGACTCCTTCATCAGGTAGGTCGTCTGCTATGACTACTTCTGGCGCGTAATGCTCATCATTTCTGTATATCCTTAGTCTATTCCTTACCGCCGCACAAAGATTACCTACTTGTGACACTGTGTCCGATGGAGATTGACCGTACTTTCTAACTTTAATTATTAAGGATACGTTATCAGATCTTCCAAACTCAGAGTGGAAGCATTTGACTACAGATGCCAGATTCTTCCTCTCATTTAAGTCTCCAATATAATAAAATTTAAACGTACCGTCTGCTTCGGGTATTTCTACTTGCTGACTAGCTGAACCAAAGAACTTAGCCATGTCGCTAGGGTGAGGCAAAACTTTTAACCCACCCTTTACGACAACCCCGTCGTCGATTAGGCTAGACCAAGAGCTAGAATTTGGAACCCAAACTTCATCCATCTGACGCAAGTGAACAGCCCAAGGCTGCATTTTTATATTAAGAGTTTCGCCTTCAAACCGAGCTACATTTTTCTTAAATTTGTCTGTACCAACCAAGTGGTGAGGTAGTAAGTGTTGTATACAATACTCAGCTCCCGCTACAGACTTCTTTTCTAGCTCCAGTATGTTTTCGGGCACTTGGTACTGTAGTCCAGTCAATGCAACATTGCGAGGCACTACATCTATACCTACCCGTTCCATTGCAGATATTGCATTTATTGAAGCGCTAGCCCAACCAGTGCCTTCTTTATAGTGACCTAAATATAATACTTTCATTAAGATTGCATCCTTTGCTTCATAGATTCCACTCTAATATTTTCCCAATGCATTCTTCTCTGATTGAGCTGAGAAAAATGATCGTATGCTATATCAAAGTTAAACGCCTGTCTAGTATTTCTGCCCTCAAAAGCTGCTGACTCCTCGTTAAAATACATGCCTCCGGTAGATGCGGTGGAAGTGTTGTAAATCAAGTCTCTTGTCAGTCTGGCTTCAAAGAATGTATTTAAAAATCTGGGCTCTCTAAGCACCTCGACTATTAACCATTTTGCAACCTGCGATTGTGTCATTGTATTATAATCAACCTTTATCTTTGGAGCTGAAGGCTGAAGAAGTGGCTGAGATGCCCAAGTTTGTTCGATTGGCGGTATCTCTACGCTGTCAAAGTATGACTCCCAGACTTTGCCGCTTTTGTCCCACTGGTAAAACTCCTCAAAGTTACTGCGTGTATTGTCACTGTCGGCTTTTCTTTCGTCATCTGTTTTTGAGAAAAACTTAAGAAACTCTTTTGCTGTGTTTTCGTTGTCAGGCACTGCTCTAAAGCAACCCGTTTCAAGCTCTTTGTAGAGAGCTTTTGGTGGCAAAGGCGTGCCGCCCAGCTTTCTTATCACGCTCTCCATTGCTGAGTAATCTGTTGACATAACCGGAACACCGCAAGCCGCCGCTTCTACTTGAGGTAAACCAAAGCCTTCTGAATTTGCATACTGCACATACAGGTCAAATAAATTAATGATGTCTGACAGCTGCTCGTAGGAAGCTCCAGACTTTACACTAGATAGCTCTGCGTTGAACTTCCTAGTATAAGGAGACTCAGTTACAGCTCCTCTAAAGATAGACACAAAAGGCATCCTTGTTTCTGGGCATATGTATGTAAATAGGACTTTGGAGGCTATACCGTGCTGATGAAGGAGTTCTGGCACGTCCCACCCTAAGTCTGGATAGCTAGTGTGGCAGTAAAGATAACAGTTCTTATCTTCACTTTTATCTAGAAACATTTTGAACGCTTCAAAGAGGTCAGGATAAAGCTTTCTCCTTTGGTTTCGCATCACAGTGCCTATGATCTTAGCGTTTGGATCTAGGTCATATTTTTCTCTAAGCTGTTTTTTGTCTTTTTGCTGATAGGCTGCGTGGGCAGAAGGAGGAGAGCTGCCAAGATAATTAATCTTTCCGCCAGACTGGTCGTCTAGTATGCCGCCGGCCCAGTCTGAGTATGTTAAACATGCGTCTGCAGATTGGTATGTGCTGATCCATTGTCTGGCTTGAGGGCGAGCATCTACGGTGGGCATGATACACCATTTAAAATATGGTCTATAAGGAGATCTCTCTGCAAAGTCAAGCATCCAAAAGTCTCTAATGTCACATACCACATCTGGTAGAAAATCAAGACACACCCTTTCAAACGCCCACTCACCGAACTGGTTAGTGGCTTTAGAGCCGTAGTCGTTTATTTCTTCTTGAGAAGATTTAGGCTCTGAGTTCATGTTAGGCATAGCGCCATAAAATTTCCAAGGTATTGAGTCGCCCCTTGCATCATTTAACTCGCCGTAGGCTGATAGCTCAGCAAGTTCGTATTTGCCTGTGCTGTGTAGGTATGTAAGTATCTCTCTATTGTATGTGGCATATCCAGTATTTAAGAAAGTTGCTTCGCCACAAAAAAGTATACGTTTTTTTCTCATCTATTCTTCTTCTCCAATATTAGCAAAGTCAAACTCATTAATTCTAAATATAATGCCTTTTTCCCCTTTGCCGGGATTTCTAGCAGAAGCATGAACAGAAATCTTAGAGCCTTTTCTGGCAAACTTCTTGATTGTTTCTCCGCCCGTATGCCAAGCCTCACAATTTAAGAAGGTAGGTATTCTACTTTTTTCTCCTGTGCTCTTTGTTTTTCTGTAAGTGTAGGTTATCAAAGTGAATTCTACCAAGCTAACTCCGTTTACATTGGAGAGCTTGGGATCTTCAGATAGATATCCAGTAAAAGAACAGATGTTCATATTTTGTATCCTTTTTGTTTATTCAAAAGTTATATTAATAACTTCGTTGCAATCTATGTCTTCTTCTTTGTGGTGTTTATACTTTTCGTAAAGGTCTTCACTTACCCACCAATCTTCTATTCTTCCATATCCATTCAGCACAACATCTGCCCACAAAATGCTGTACCCATAACTAGCCAGTGTTTCACGATATTTTTTATACTCGTCGGCTATTCTCTTGCGGCGGTCTGGATAATCTTTTGTAAATGGGCAGTGTTCAGTGGATTGATATAAATTGTGTTCTAAAGTAAGAACTTTAAACTTGTACTTAGACCAATCAAATTCATTGAATACTTTCCACTGTGCATCATCTACGTCTAAAGATATATAATCTATGTTTTCTGGACACCCAATAGATTCTAGAAACTCATTTATGTTGACTTTCAAAAGATCTTCGCAGTATACAGTATCTGGTCTTGACTCCTTGACTGCGTTATACCATGCTCTATCATAATCTATCGCTATGCCACCCCACTGTCTATACTCCTCGAAAAAGTAAGTATTGCTAAAATGGCCAGCGAATAGTGGCGGCAGACCTCCTGTTCCAGCGCCTATGTCTAGGAAAAATCCTTCATCTTTATTCAACAGCTTATCGACAAAAACATCTTGTCTTACTTGTGAATTATATAGCACGTCCTATCTCCATATTTATATATTACCCAATACATGCGAGTAAAAACACACTAAATCTCAAAAATATTACTAACAATAAAAGAATTATCTTGTTCTGATACACTACCCGAGAATAGTAGATTATTACCCTCATATAACTGGTACTGAAATTTATCTCTACATTCTGGGAATACAATTACACTATCTAAGGAACATGTTTCGTCTTCTATAGTTAAGAATGACATATACTTACCTTTTGACTTGCCCTTCTTTATCTTATAGTCAGACACTCTTTTTATATTGCCGGCGAGCATTAAGCTCTTGCCCTTCTTTCCCTCCAGCACTTCTTTGCAGGTACTGTTCGCGCCTGATGTGTCGGCAGTCTCTACCTTAGACATGCTAATTGGACAGCCAAGATACTTAACTTCTTGACCTATGACCCAAGATGGATCGTCTGAAAGGTCATACGGAGGATTATTCAAGAAATATATCTCATTCTGTATTAGCTGACTTCGTTCTATCTTGCTAGTACCTCCACCTTCTTTCTTCGTTGGCGCGAGGTCTATAAGGCATTTCTCTAGCGTCGTCCATCTTTTCTTAGGATAGTTTTCTACGACCCACCTAAGCTCTGCGGCTGTCAAAGACCTGAATATTTCGTATTGATATAGTGCTTCATTTCTTGTAATTCTATCTCTAAAGCCACGAAAAAACCCTACTGACGCTAACGCTTTGAACGCAGTTGAATTTATCTTCTTTGACATATATACCAATACGTCCATCCACTTTAAATTTTCTGCATCCTTGCCTAGCTCATCAAGCAACTCGTCTACAGCAAGCAGAACTTTGTCCCCAGTTTTACCAGTCAGCGACTTAATGTCTTTTACGCCAAAGTATAGATTGCCTTTTCTCATGCAAAACTTTTCTGAGAAGTTAGATATATTTGGTGTCTTGGTTTCTATGTTGAATAGCTTAGCGTCACTAACCAGCTCATATATCTCTTCGTGGGGATCTTGCTTTTCACCCGCATGGTACAGATAGGACAGGAAGAACTCCTGCGTATTGTTGGCCTTGTGAAACGCGCTCCAATATGAACACATAGCATATGCTACAGCATGAGACTTGTTGAAAGAGTACCTGCTAGACTTCTCAATCCAGCTAAATATTTCGTCCGCTGTTGCTTCATCAACTGTACCTAGCTTCTTGCAACCCTTCACGAAATCCTTCTTGACTTTTGCCATCAAGTCGGCCTTCTTTTTACCAATAGCTTTTCTGAGGACGTCAGCTTCTTTTAGGTCAAACCCAGCCAGATTTTGTGCGATCCTCATGGACTGCTCTTGGTAGACTAAAACGCCGTATGTGGGTTTCAGAACATCCTTCAGCGATTCGTGTAGATAGCTAACCTCTTCTACGCCATGTTTTCTGTCAATGTATCTCTGCGTCATTGACTTACCGTCAGAAATCGCTTTCAGACATCCCGGCCTGATAAGAGCAACAAGAGCTGCAAGTTCTTCTATGTTGCTTGGCTTTAGCTTCTTAGACCAAGACTTACCAAGATTGCTTTCAAGCTGGAAGACACCTTTAGTTTTGCCTTCATGAAACAGCTCCCAAGTTTTCTCACACTTGTAGTTAATTTCTCTAGACATATAGTTCGCCGTCTGCAAATGCTTTATCAATAGTCAAGTTTCTATATACAGCTCTATGTGTCTTCATGAATTTAATCATGATATTGGCTGTATCTTTAACGTCTTGCAGTGCATCGTGAGCATTTTCTTTGCTAAGACCCATTCTATCTCTCAATGAATCCATGCTAATAGACTTTATTGATGGGTCTCCTTCTGTCCACATAAACATATTATCCATCATGTCTACTTTATAGATCTTATTAAAAAGCTTTTGCTGCTGTCTTTCTTTGTCGTATGGGCCGTATGCTTTACATAGTCTATCTACGATAATCATATCAAACCCAATGATATTAAACCCAGCTGGGATTGGAGCAAAGAACTGCGTCCCCTTCCAGTTGTGCTGATTGACAAAATCACAGAACTTTTTCCATACAGTTTTTGGTAGTGGAGCTTTCGCTAGATCTTCTCTATTCTTACCAGTGATGCGAAGCGCTTCATCCTCTAATGGATCGAAGCCCATTTCAATAGCTTTTTCGTCGTCCAAGACTGGTCGAATCTCGCTATTAAAAGTACCTTTCAGCTTAAAGTTCCTGCCGTCTAGCGCCAGCGCCGCAATCTGAGTGGGCTGCGTCTTGCGTGGGTTTCTACTTCCAGTTTCAAAGTCAAATACGATATAGTCTCTAATTGCCATCTAATACTTCCTCAATTTTCATAATCTTATCTAGTAAGTTAATTCCTAGTACGTCAAACTTTACGTGGCCTAGAGCTTCAAGATCAGCCATTTCTAGCCCTGCAATCTTTTCGCCTCCACTCCTTTGGTCTACCATTGGGCAAACCTCGTGTAATCTATCTGAAGATATAACAACGCCAGCGGCGTGCTTACCTTGGGTTTTGAATGTGCCTTCTAAACTAATTGCCTGATCAAAATAATCTGCGTAGTCTCCTTCAAGGTAGCCAGAGTCGTTCACAAAGCAATAGTCTCGCAACTCTTCTGAGTTATTAATAAGAGCAAATCTAATGATAGAACGATCTTCCTCGTCCATAGCTTGTAGTTGGTCGGATACGTCGGCTTCGTTAGGTATGCACTTTGATATTACATTCATTTCGCCAAACGAACACGCCTCGTTGATGCGTAATACTTCTTTCAGTGCGCTCCTACCTTGCAGTCTACCAAACGTGAGCATCTGACTCACATTATCTTTGCCATATTTGCTTTTAAGGTAGTCAATAATTTCATCTCTTTTCCTGCCGGGAACGTCGATGTCAATATCAGGTAGTGATACGTGGCCTCCTGTGTTTCTACCGGCGTTATAGAATCGCTCAAATAGCAGGTCATACTCGATTGGGTCGATCTTGGTGATACCAATTAGATATGAAATCAAGCAACCCGCCGCAGATCCTCTTCCCGGCCCTGATAGCCAACCAGAGTCGTTTACGAAATTAATAATATCTCTAACAATTAAGAAGTATCCAAATAGATGAGCGTCGTTGATAACATCGAATTCCGTCTTGAATCTATCCAGATACTTTTGTTTCATGTCTTCTTCAGCAACCTTCCCAGTTTTTATAAGAAGGTCTCTCCAGCCCTCACGACATAGCTGTTTTAGATAATCTTCTTCAGACTCGCCTGTTGGTGTGGGAAACTCAGGCAACATTGGAGAACTAAGAATGTCATACTCCTCGCATTTGTCTACAATTTGTTTAACATTCATATCCAAGTCCTCAGTCAGTATTTCACATACTTCTGTAGAGTCAGGAAGATAGAAGGTGTTTTGCTCAAAGAATTCTCTATTATCAAAATCTTCGTGCTTCGATAACAGTTTATTTATCTTAGGTACTGTCGTCTTCATTTTAGAACATAGTAGTATTCTATGCAGAGGTGCGTCCTCTTTATTTGTGTAATATGTTTCCATGAGTGCTGGCGTTCGTTTGTAGAAGTCCTCGCCCTTGATTGGCGAGTAGCCAGCTTTGTCTGCCACAGATATGAGGTTGCCTTTTGATGTGACCTTTAGCAAAAACTTTTTATCATAGTTGCCTTCTTCGTCTAGCGAGGACACAAGTTTAATTAGATCTAGCCATCCGTCTTTGTTTTTGGCGAATAGCGTGAATGTGTCGAACGTGCAGCCAATGATTGGCTTAATGCCGTTGCTTTTGCAGGCCATAAAGAAGCTGACTGCGCCTGAGATAGATTTATAATCAGCGATGCCACAAGCTTTGTAGCCGTTAGCCTTGCATTTCTCTGCTAACTGCTGTGGCTTTGAATATCCTTTTAGCAAGCTGTAGTGCGTATAGTTGCACAGTGGAGCCCATTCCATAGTAAATCCTCAATATAAATTTCAATGTTAAAAACTTGGCAACGGGACGAAGTCGTGAATCTAAAATGAATTAGATGACTAGCTGAATCCCGTGCCTCGTTATTATATTATAGTCAAATCAAGCGTATAAAACACTAGTTTCCAAGATATTCTATGGTTTTTATAGCACTGTCTTTCATTTGCTCTTTCATATCTTCGCAAGCTGGACACATTTCCTGCTGCATAGGCATATGTACTCCAAGGCGATGATGTGTTAGGAATATAGCCTTTAGTATGTGAGTGTCTCTAGATCTGCTTTCCTGTATTAGCGTCTGGAGCGCAGGGTCTGAGGCCAAGATAATATCAGGCTCATGTAGTTCTTTGTACATCCAGCCATTAAAACCTAAACTTACTAAATTGATAAATACGAGTACATAAACAGCATTCTTGAAGAAATTCATTTTTACACCTTAAGAAAATAGATCAGTAATCACTTTTCCTGAATTAGCTATTTTCATGGGTCTTCCGCTTTTGCTCGTAAATGTAGTGGTCAAGGATATACCAAGAGCTTTACATACAGATGCCATAATGTCTTGCGAACTATGGGGCTCTGTTTCAACTCGCGTGCCGTCTGAGTTGGTTTCACCGATGGCAATTCCACCGTTCATGCCAGCTCCTCCAACAGCGACGCTCCAGCTTCGTGCCCAGTGGTCACGGCCAGCGTTTTGGTTGATACGAGGTGTGCGACTAAATTCACCCATCCAGATTATAGCTGTATCCTCCAATAACCCTCTTTGCTCTAAATCCTCAACTAATGCGCTCATGCCTTTGTCTAACATGGGCAACTTATTGTCTCTTAATGTTGGGAATATATTCTGGTGATTATCCCAGCCTCCCAAATTGACTTCTATAAATGGGACTCCAACCTCAACAAGCCGTCTAGCCATTAAGCATGACTTGCCGAAGTTGTTGTCTCCATATCTATCTTTAACCGCCTCGGGTTCACCTGCCACTTTGAACGCTTCCATTTGTTCACTAGTCAGCAAATTGAACGCTTGCCTGAGTACGTCTCTGTGGTCGCTAGCTATTGAGCCTCTCTTTTGATTTATAAAACCATTTTCTATAACATCTAAAGCATAGGCTCTTTGAAAGAACCTTTGGTCTGGTTTGACATCTAGGTTACGAACTTGGCCATTGCTGTTAACTACAAACGGCGCATGATTCATACCTAGAAAACCAGCTCCAATACTTCCTCCACCTACAGAAACAAACTGCGGAATTTCTAGATTTTCTCGTCTTAGCTGATGCGATAAAACGGCACCATAGCTAGGATGCTCAATACTTGGGTTGGGAACATATCCAGTGTGCATGTAATATCGCCCACGCATGTGGTCAGCTTCACGAGTACTCATGGATCGGACAATGGCCATGTGATGCATTTGCTTTGCCATCAAAGGCATATGTTCGCAAATCTCCACATCTCCCGTTGTGGATATTGGTCTAAATGGCCCGCCTGTCGGCGCTTCTGGCTTTAAGTCCCAAATATCCATGGTCGAAGGGCCACCACCCATCCATAATAATATAGCTGATTTATTTTTTTTCCTCAGCTCGTCAGCGTTTGCGCTTAATAGTTCTACGAGGGGAAGTGAAGAAAATCCTGCTAAAAAACTTCGTCTATTCATAATATTATTCCTTTACTTAGTAAGGCTTGAGCGCCCGATAAAATCCTTCTCAGCGAACGCCCAAGCCAATTTCGATGCTAGCTCTCGCCGCTCGGTCGAGATCGAAATTAACTAATACAATTTTCACATTTGCAGATGTCAATGTCACAAATGCAATCCGTCTCTACACAAGGACAACCGTCTGCGCACAAAGCACAGGCGACAGGCTTATCACCCTGACAACCAAGTGTCATCATAAGTCCAAAAACAAAAATAAAACTAAGTAGTGTCTTCATCTGGATCACCCCCTTACCATTTTCTGCAAGACCAATAACGAGCTTTCCAGCGCGGGCCGGGATTATCGCAGTTATGTCTTGCTCTAAAACTTTTACGACGTTTTGGATTATCCTTTTTAATTTCCATATTAGGATCTCCAAAGTTAACTTTAACAACGTTTCCTTTCTGATTTTTTACATAAACAGAAAACTTTTTTGGGCCATCAGGAGTTCTAAATGGTTTCCCAAGTTTGACTTTTCTACCCTGATACTCTGCAGCCTTGCCTTTGTATACTAGGTCAGTGCCGTCTTTTTTGTATACACCCTTTCTAGCGTAGTTGTAAATTTCTCCAGTCTTTGGGTTTTCATACTTGTATGCGGCTCTGGATTTCTTAGGATGACCCTTTGGTAACAGGTCATTGTCTTGAGTATAGTTTGAATTAGAAGGTCTGCCAGTCCTTAGAAGTTTTAGAAAAGCATTGACTCTAGCAATGGCCCAACCATGACGACTCATCTTGGGAGCATGACTACTTGAGTATGCACCAGCGCCCCTTCTATAAACAGCCTTTAGCATCCCAAGAGAAGCTTTTGAACCTTTACCTTTGGCGTTATGCTCTGCAACCTTCTTAGAAAGTTGAGCAGTGACCTCTTTGCTAAAAGTAATCTTACCACTAGGATTCTTTGCGCTGTCTGGCTTATTTTTCTTAGAGCCTTTTTTCTGATCCTTCTTTGGAGCAGGAGTCCTGCGAGGATCTTTTGAACTAGGCTTGTCCGATTTAGCTTTTTTAAGTTCTTCTTGGCTTGGTCTACCTTCTTTTTCAGTCTTAGCTGGTTTGTAGTTCTTACCTTCTCGCTCTTTCTTCTTGCGAATGTTTTCCCAAAGACCGGGCTTTGCTTGTGACACGTCCCAGTCTTCGATTTCAGAATTTTCATAATAAACCTCAGAAGCCTGAACGTATTCGTCTTCTGTCGGTACATAAAAATTAGTTTCGTTTAACTCTTCTTCAGATCCATAATTATCAAAGTAATATTTCTCATCTGCTTGAGCTATATAATTTTTAGACATTGTTTACTCCTAAACTATTAAGTCTTGTATAACTTTGCCGCCATCTACGATTTCTATAGGTCTATCTCCGGGAGCCATTAATTCTTTATCAGCGACGATACCAATTCTGTTATATATTGTTGCTGCCCAGTCTTCAACAGTAAGGGCATTTTCTTCTGGTTCACTTGCGGTTGCGTTTGATGATCCGTAGACCATTCCTTTTTGTATGCCGCCTCCAGCCATAACTACACTGAATACTTTAGGCCAATGATCACGGCCAGCATTTGCGTTGATTTTTGGTGTGCGACCAAATTCAGATGCTAAGCATACCAATGTAGAATCTAACATTCCACGATCATCTAGGTCAGCAATTAGAGCCGCAAGACCTTGATCTAATGCGGGGACTTGTCTACGAATACCATTCTCAATGCTGTCGTGCATATCCCAGCCACCATAAGTCAATGTTACAAATCTTGTACCAGCCTCTACTAACCTTCTAGCAAGAAGCATCCTAGCACCTGCGGTGTTTCTACCGTACCTATCTCTAGTGGCAGCATCTTCTTTGTTGATATCGAAGGCATCTCTGGCTTTTTCGCTAGAGATTAAGCTATAGGCGCGGTCGTAGAAAGAGTCTACTGCGTCTAATGAATCTGACTTTTCTTTGCTGGCAAAATAATCATTTACCGCACCAAGCATTTTACGCCTTGTTCCAAACCTGTTGTCATTCACGTTGTTGGGAAGTCTAAGGTCACGAACCTGAAAACCATCACTAGCTGGGTCAGAACCCAAGCTAAATCCAGAAAACGAACTGCTTAAATATCCAGTGCCTGCAAACTCATTAGGCTGATTGGGGATACAGACGTAAGGTGGTAAGTTATGACGTGGGCCAAACTCATGTGCAACCACTGAGCCAATGGACGGATATTGGAGTGCTGGGCTAGGTCGATAGCCAGTAAACATATTATGTGTACCTCGTTCATGAGCTGCTTCTCCATGTGTCATACTACGAATGATGGTCATCTTATCTGTAATCTTAGCGGTCTTAGCTAACGTTTCATTTAATCTAATTCCGGGAACTACAGTTTCAATACTAGACATAGGGCCTCTATACTCTAGCGGAGCAAACGGCTTAGGATCAAAAGTTTCTTGATGAGCCATACCTCCGGGAAGATATATAAAGATTACACTCTTAGCTGGGCCTTCTATACTTTCATAAAACTTCTGGTCAGCCTGAGCTTCTTGCATACGAAAGTAATCAGATAGAGAAATCCCTAGCCCTCCTAAGAATCCCACCTGTAAAAATGACCTTCGTCCTAAATTATTTCCTCTACATTTCATTATAGTATTACCTTTGCTTCACCTTCCAATAAATATCTTGGTCTTCCACCGTTATCAACACGCTGAGTGCTCTGTTCTATTCCAAAGTGGTCAAACAGTGTAGCCTGCAAGTCAAGTGGGCCTACGGGGTTTTCGATTGGACTATATGATCTGTCTGAAGCCCCAATAGTTCTACCTGTTTGATAGGAACCTCCAGCCATCATCATTGGCGTAATAGCAGGCCAGTGATCTCTACCAGCGTTGGCATTGATTTTTGTTCTTCCAAACTCTCCAGTCACTACTAGCAATACCTTTTCGCTCAGGCCTCGCTGGTCTAGATCTTCCAAAAATCCTGCGATGGCCTTGTCTATTGGGCTTACCTTGGTTTTCAGCGCGTTAGAGATGTTACTATGCATGTCCCATCCGCCATAATGAAGAGTTACAAATTTTGTACCATGCTGCACAAGGCGGCGAGCTAGCAACATTTGTTCGCCAATGTCATTCGCTTTTTCTGACCCATACAGGGCTTTAGTTTGTTCCGTTTCTTTATCTGTTGCAAACGCATCTTTGGCTGAACCAAGAATAACATCGTAAGCCTGACCTTTGTAAAACCCAACTGATTCAGCTCCTGTTCCAGATATATCTTTAGCCGCTGAGCCTATAGCTCCTAAGAGTTGTTTTCTGTTGCTGAATCTGTCGATTTCAATTCTTGGTGTGAGATTGTCTTTATTGGACGGATCAAATGGTTTAAATGCTCCACCCAGCCAAGCACCTTCATCACCTTCGATTTTACCTTGTTTAACATAAGTTGGTACTCCATTCTGGGGGTGATTCGCGCCATAGACAGAGGAAACAATAGATCCAAAAGAGGGGTACTTGGCTATAGATGTGGTTGTTCTTTCTGGGTTATAATGCCCAGTCATCATGAAGTGAGTACCCTGCCTATGAGATGAATCTTTATGGCTAAAAGAGTTGACGACATTGAGCTTGCTTGTGTGTTTAGCTAGCTCTGTCCAGTCAGCGCCAAGAGTGATGTTTGTTTTTGGGTCATGAATAGCTCCGTTGATTGGCTGCCATTCAGTTGGAACTGTATCGTTAGGGGCGTGGAATGTTTCAAACTGAGTTGGCCCTCCTCCAAGCCACACCCAAACAACGGCTTTATCTTCATACGACAGAGCGTCTTGAGCCAAGGCGTAATCAGACAAACCAACGGCACTTAGTCCAGCACCAATACTCCCTACTCGCAAAAAATTTCTTCTATCGTATATGAAGTCTAGCATTTTGATCTCCTAAATTCGTTGAGTTCTGAAATTGCAACGTTGTGACAATCTGCTCTTACAACAAAATTATTTGAGGGGTCTATCTGTCCCTTCTTTAAATGTCGGGACTTCTCGAAGTATTCATCATGCCCAAGCCAACCAAGAACCCAAGCCCTTCCCCATCGTCTATTTTTGTTTTCTACCCTTACAAAGACATATCTATCACATTGTTGCTTTGTATTAAAATTAGCAACTGAGCAGTCATAGTATGGCTTTGGTTGTGAGGTACATCTCTTCGTTTTAACGTCGTACTTAGTTCCGTCGTTATCTACAATGTCGTAATCATAAGTGTTACTTATAGAACCTTCTATGACTACGTTTGCAATCTCTTCACCAATGAAGCCAGCTATATTGCCATCGCCCTTCATGATGGAGTTCTTAATAACTCCCATCTCTCTGGATTTGGCCCATGCTCTTTTCTTCATGTCCTCTGTGATTTCTACTTGAATCATAGTATTTTCCTTATCCCGGAGCCTCATAGTGGCCCACGCTAAATCCTTTGGCGGTGCATCTTTTTACGGTTTCATTCATTCCGTGCTTTTTAAGGTGCTCCTCTGTATATATACACATATTTTGGTCTGTTCCCGGCCAGTTGTTCTTATAAAAATGACAAAGCTTATTGCACTTCCAATGTTTTCTTGAGTAAGACATTGGCTTTGGCTCTTGATTTCTGCTGATCTGCTGAAATCTTAGCTTTAACATCTCCAAAAACTTTTCTTGGTCTTTCTTGTCAAAGCACATCGAGAAAGGCCCGCCATCTCTAATATAGAATATCGTCATGATTGACTGCTCATAATCAGGAAATAGTTTTGATATTGCGTAATTATATAGTAATAATTGGGGGTCTGAACATAGCTTCTCATATGTCTTCTCTTCGCCCGTTGCCCAGTCAAGCCTTCTTCCTGTTTTCCAGTCAACGACTTCAATTATACCATCGTCTACCTCAGTTACAAGATCTATCGTACCTTTTATTGCCAAGTTCCCTGTAATTTTTTGTCCATCGGGCATTTCGTAGTCGAACTTAGCCCAATCTTCTTCTATCTCAATATCAAAGTGTGGCTCAGCGGCAACAATCTTTCTGTTTCTGGGATCAAAAATCCCATTATTATATTCAATCGCTTCCCAAGTCAACTCTTTGCAGAATTTATAATCTGACTTAGTATACTTATGAGTGCAGTTACTAGTGTACCAATCAAAACTTTGCTGCAAAATATCGTTTACAAAATCCTCACTTTTTAGTTTTTTGCGGTTAAACTTTATATCGCCAAGCGCATCGTCAGCAAGTAGCATCTTCTTGCTATCCTGCTGTAGGTGTTGACAACCCGCTAGCACCTCCATAACTTTGTGAACCACAGTCCCAAGCTGAGCTTTTTTGCCAGAGGTGGATTGGTGGCCAAGCACGTAAGTCAGAAAATATTGCATCTGACAATACGAGTAGTTATTAAAACTTGAACTTCTTATGTAAGTCACTAACATGTGATCTCCAGTTCGCTATAAATTTTAGCCAGAGCATTAAACAGACTAGTCATGTCTGTATTATTGACCACGTAGTCAAAGTTGCTCCAGTCGTAGTTTTCTTTATCAAGAGCGTTTTCACTTGAGTGACTATCCTGAGTAAACTCTCTAGTCAATCTTATTACTTTGCCTCCAGCATCCTTTATTGATTCTACCTCGTTCGGAAATCTCACATCCGCTATTATGGCTAAGTCACTCTTTTCTCTGGTTATAGTTTTGATTGCATATTCTACCCAAACATTGTTGTACATCTTCCTCATAATGTCAGTTCCAAAGTACTGCAATAATTCTCTTGAGGTCATTGCTCCTCTATTCTTATTAAGGCTGCTATTACTCCAAGTCGGAACGTCCTCCCATAGGACTTTTGTCTGCGTGTTCTTATCGTCTTCGGTGCCATATACTTGGCTTCTAGTGAGACCGAAGAACTCCATACACAACAATTTTAAGCCGTCAGCAAAGCTGTATAATTTTACATGGGGCCACATATTATAATTAGCATATTCAACAAAAGAAGAATCTTTTCTGGTGACATCTAAAAGTCCATACTCCTCATCTCCTTCAATGTCTGTTTTAATTACAAGCGCGCCATTGTTGTCGATATTAAAATCTTCTACCATGCCCATTTTCTTTAATACTAGCCCGTGAAGGTAGTTTGCGGCGGTGTTTTTGCCAGCTTGTTTCTTTCCAGATATTCCAATTATATTCATTAATACATACCTTTTAGTTGCGGTAACACGTTTGTTTTTATATCTTCTACAGACATATCTCCAACATCTTTTCTAGATAGTCTTGGAAATACGACTTTGAACATTCTGCTCATGTCCCTTTGTATTTTCATCTTCGCTTCTCTTCCGGCTTGATCGTTGTCAGTAAGAACAACCAGCTTTGTAATGCCACTTTTTTCAAGTATCGACTTCTGCACTGGACTTACTGATTTGCCAAATATACTTATGGCGTTTTTAACGCCAGCTTCGTAAAGTTTCCAAACATCCCCTTGGCCTTCAGTTATAAATAAACAAGACTTTTCTTGCGCTTTTTGTATAGCTCTATGATAATTGTAAAGGTATTTGTTTTTATTGAACCCTCTAGTAAAAAGAAACTTGGGCTTCAAAAAACTCTGCATTGACCTACCTATGTAGGCCACAACCTTTTCACCATTCAGCGAGTGTACTGGTATAATGGCTCTGGACACCATAGAAGATTTCTTCTGCACACAGTCGCCCACTTGGAAATGAAGCAATGTAGAGTCTGCAAAGCCTCTTGACTGAAAGTAATCTGAGGGATGCATAACGTTACAATCTATCCGAACTTCCTGATCGTCGTAGGAGGGGACGTCCTCTTTGGAGAACATCTTGACCATAGAGACAAACTGGTCATCCTCTTCTTGCTTTTCTACATGCACAGACTTATTATCTATATTCAATATTTTACAAGCCCATTTAAGTGCGCCGCTAAAACCTACGTCAGACTCTGCCTCAACAGATAAGACTCCTCTTATGAGTCCAAATATGTCATTGCCAAATTCTTGCTGGCATCCTCTAGTCCAACAGCTCCAGATATGCCTATCAGAATTGTAGGAAAAACTGTTTGGGTTATCACTGTCTTCATGTACTGGGCAAGAACAAGTTATATTCTGTCCATTCTTTTGATAGTCTATTTCTAGCTCTGAAAATACCAACTCAAGATTATTCCCAAGGAGCTTTTTGATCTTCTTCAAGTCCATCCTCTTCTACCTCCTCGTTAACATTATCTAAGTTTTCAACATCTATTAAACCAGTATCTTCTGATGGCATCACAAGAAATTCATTTCTAGTTCTTAGCTCTTGCAGTTTTGCATGTTCGCCAAGCATCCGCATATTGATGTAGTCTCCGTCGTCTAAACCTGCGCCATGTCTTGAGACAATGGGAACAAGCTTCCTGTTCCCTGCTCTTGGGCCGTCTTCAGCCAGCTCCTCTGGCGATTTTATTTTAAATATGGAGAATGATGTACATAACCAAATAAGTCTGTCAGAACCGCTTACAGCATCGGTGGACTCTTTTGTAATACCGTCTCTGTTTAATTGCACAAACGATAGGCAGGGGAAGTCGTACTTGACAGCCAAGTTATGAAGGTTTGTTATTTGAAAACCGAGAGCTTGATATTCTTGTATATTATTTGTTATTGATGTAGAAGACATAAGTTTTAAATAGTCATAAACAACTACACAATCATTTGTTCTTCCATTTTCATCTTGTTTTACATCTTGTATAATCCAGCGTTTAATAATATTTAGTATCTGCTCAAATGGTTTGCCCGCAACACTGACGTAGTTATAAGGTATGTCTTGTATCTGTTCAACAGCTTCGTGAACTCTCTGACTCTTCTCGTCGTCATCTACAAACTTACCAGTAGCTACTTCGTTGATCGGAACTCCGCTTAGGTTGGCTATGATTCTGTTAAGATGATCCTCTTTTGACATTTCAGTATCTAGAACCAATACTGGTGTTCCTTCTCTTGCTACGTTGACGGCAACATTGTCTGCAAAAACACTTTTACCGACCTTTGGTCTAGCGGCTACCAGATCTACGCATTTTCTTCTTAGTCCACCGCCTATTGCTATATCGTATCTTGGAAACCCCGTTGGTACGCCTATAACATCACACTTATTCTCAGATAAGTATTCAATGTAATCTGTTATATCTTTGCCAATCTTCTCAGGCTTTTCTCCTCCATCGTCCTCCCTGAGAAAATCCATTACAGGCTCTTCTAGTTTCTGGATAATTTCGTCGATAGTCTCGCTACCGTTGATTTTGTCTACGTCTTTGTGTATCTTGTCTGTTAGTTTTTTAATCTTGCGAGCAAACTCAAACTTCTTTATCTGTACAGCGAAATTAAAAATGTTGTCTTGACTTACTGGAAAATCAAAAAGAGACTTTATGTATTCAAGCTCTGATTTGGACTCTACTCGTTCTGAGTGCCCAAGTCTTGATGCCGCAGATAATACAGATGGGAGATCAACGTCAAGATTGTTTTCAATTACATCTTTTACGCAAGTAAACAAAACTTGATTATTAGGAATACCAAATGTGTAGCTATCAACAATATCAGCAACTTCAACATAAGCATCTATGCCATGCTGAAATAATCCAGCAAGCAAAGCTCTTTCTGCTCCAGCGTCTGTTAAATGTTGTTCCATCACTACCTCCCTATACACCTATCGCAGCGCCAGAATTCTCCGCTGATTAAGCTAGGGTGTACCGAAAATACTTTGCCACATACGTGACACTTCTTTTCAACCTTGTGCGCTTTTTTCCTGTTTCTTGGAGTTGGCTCAATATCTGGAGTATCAATGTCTTTGTGTTCACCGTTGTCGCTCCAAGTATTCTTTCTAGCCTTTACAGTTTCTCTTCTCGGCCCTGATTCTTTTCGCTGCACTCTGAAGTTACTGTCTACTGAAACATCCTCATCATCGGCAACGCTCTCTTGCACTTCTTCTTGTTTTTTAGCAAGTAGCTTTTGCAGCTCCTCTATGCTTAAATCTTCTGGATTCATAGTCTTTTAGCCCTTTCTAGCAAGATGTCGCCCTGACGCTTCAGTTCGTAAACCTTGCCCTCTAATGATTGTAACCTTGATTCCGCAACCAATCTCATTTGATCTACACTTGCGGCATAGCTATTTTCACGTATGATGATTTGTCTTTTTACGTCGTGTTTAGTATACTGATCAAAGTTATTTAAGTTTGCTGCGACCAGCTTTTCTATTTGGTCATTGCACCAACTCAGGGCAACCTTGTTCTTGTTGATTTCATCTTGGATATAAGTAGAATACCCATACAGCAAATATGCTGAATCAAACATTTCTTGAGATGTCATTTTTGACATATCGCCCGTGGTCAAATTAGAGGCCACGATATACTCTACATTAAAAGAAGAATAAGAAACATTGGACATAGCTATGTATTCATCTATGCCTTTTATGTGTTCTGCTAATCTTTCAGATGCCTTTAATTGTGTTTCTCCACTCATCGTCATTCTCCGAATATTTCAATGTAACTAATTCAATATCGTTAAGTTCACACCACTCTATCTTGTCTTCATCTCTAGCCTTTGCAAGCAGAAAGTCTGCCTTGGTTGTATGGAAGAATGGTATGTGTTCGTAATGTTGCCTCCCGTGCACCTCAAAAGCTTTCCGTATGTTAGGAATAAAAAAATCTAAATACAATACAGAACGCTTGTTTGTTGAGGTACTTCCGGGAAGCTTTACTTCTTCAAGAAGTCTGTAGCTATGATAAATCTCCTTAATAAGATGTCTGGCTCTGATATGGTGTTTTGATCTTTTGCGGGTATCATTAGCCTTGACATCATACTTGGAGAGATTCAAATTGTACTCTCTACCATTGAAGCCTGTTACTTTCAAAACAGCTCCTTAATTTTCTCGTATATAAAGTCGCAAACTTGTGGATTTTCGTTTAGGAATTCTGTAAGGTTGTTAACGCCTTGAAACTTGAAGAACCTTTCAATATCTTCTTCTTTCTCGCCCACCTCATTCGATCCTAGTAGTTTAGCTATGACTGGCTCTTCCTTCTCGTCAATAGCACACTGAATAGTGTACCAAGCTCCAGCAGTCTTTATCAACCTAAACTCACAAGCTATCTGCACTACCTCTTGTACCTCGTCTATGCCTATGCCATATCTAATCCAGCTCTCGGCAGTAGAGTTTGGTATACCTCCGGCGTTTGAGGTTTTAATATTCCAGTTTGCGATTTGTCCTACGTGTGGCCCAGTCTGTGCAGGAACCTGCCATTTTCCACGATGTGTGATAATCATATTTGTTCCGGCTTGATATTGCAACATATTACCGCAGTCTGCCATTTTCATTGGCGCGTATCTACTACCGCTAGTATTGGCGATATTGTGAGTGATGCAGATAATAATTGTTTTGTTCTTCGTGACAGAGCCGCCAATGCGCTTAAAGAACATTGATAGGAGCCTTGGTAATGCGTTGCGAACTCCAGTTCTGACCTCTCCCTCAAGTTCAATTTTAGGAACCATATTGGACATAGAGTCAACGATAATAACACACTCTGGATCATTATTGATATAGTATTCAATAATATTCAAGAAGTCTTCTGCTGATAAAACTCTATCATCTGTAGACTCTACGATTAGTATCTTGTCTGGGTCTAGCCCTTTGATGCCTTCAAAGTTTTGCTTAGCTAGACGACCCTCCGTGTTGGCGTAGATAATCTTCTTGCCTAACTTTTGACACTTGGCGGCAAAGCATAAAGCTGTTGTTGTCTTCCCACTCTTGGGGTCGCCTGTCATAACTACACAGCTACCCTCTCTTAAGCCACCTCCTAGCGCTATATCCAACGCTGGAGACAATCCAATTACCTGTAGGTTGTTAAGATTGCTGAGGACTTCTGATCCCGTTCTTACCACGTCGCCATAAGTAGAGACGACGGTGCTGCTGACTACGTCTTCAACAAATTTACTTGTCTTCTTCTTTCTTGCCATCAATATCTCTCAATCTTTTCAAACTGTTTTTCTTACCGTAGGATGAAGACCGAGACTTCGGCTTATCCTGTACATCTATTATAGTACGATTACGGTTTTCAGACTCAATTATTTTTTGATATTTATCAATTACGCGCTCAATATTTGGATACCGAAGAGAATATACGTTCTTCAGCTCGTTAGAATTTAGGGCTTTAACTATGGCGGCGCAGTCGTATTTAGATGCCAGCCGATTAGCTAGAATAACTTGGAATGAATAAGTCTTTTTCCACTTGTTAGTGTTCCAAAACTTGTAGGCTTGAGTGCCTTCATTTTCTTTTTGAGCCATGCGTGTACACATGATTTCAGCTATGTACTGCGAACACGTACAATATTCCCCAGTTGATGGAGAAACATACTTGCTTTTATCGCTTCGTTCCTTCGCCATTGTAAATCATCGCCTCTTCAAAACAACCTTCAATAGTATCTTCGTATTCTTTTTCAACAATTAACTCTGGAGTTAACCACATCTTTTTATGTACTACTCCGTCAACAAGTGCCCCAGTCGTCAGATAATCTTTAGATCTCTGCCCTATCTGCCCCATTACCGAGCGAACTAGATATACAGCGTCAGCATCAGCAATGTCAACTTCTTCTAAGTGAGACCTAAACTGTAAAGCTAACTTTATAAGCTCCAAACCTTCTGATGAACATATCTGCTTTACCTTTAGCCAGTCGTCATAATCAGAAAAGTATATATCTCTGCCGTTAGATAGCTGGACGTTTATAAAAACTTCTTTTTCCCCAGCTCCTCTTATTACCTTCTTAAATTCCTGTTTTCCTTCTATCATTCTTTCTTAGTTCCTGTAGTACAAGATTGTCTTTTAAGGTCTGCTCTAGTGATTGACTTACCTTTGCCTCTCATTTCGTCAGAGATGTTTGAAGCATTTTCTGTCATTATGGTAATGCCATCTTGTCTAGCCATTTGTCCACCCGCCGTATGCATCTCAGGCTCTTTAGCTTTAGCCTTTTCAATATGCTTAGAAATGGAGTTAACTGGTCTATCCAGCTCCTTTGCTATTTCCTTAGCTTCCATGGATTTGTAGTGTCCCTCGACATAGTATTTTTCCGCTTTTCCTAGTGGCCCTTTTTTAGTCATTTAAAAAGCTCCTTTGTGCTCTTGTTAAATATAATGAATTCTTAGTGTTTAAATATAGCATATAAAAGTCAAACGTGTTTTTACTCACTCTTGACATTTTTAATTCTATTGCTGATTCTCTATGCGAGTACATTCCATTTGGATCGTACAGACCTCCTTGAAATGTTTGCGCGTAGTATGATTGCTTTACCTCGCCCTTGTTAAACTTATCAACTATTACCTTAGACATTGGTGTTTCTCGCTTATTCAACACCGGCTCTCCATGTCTACCAAATAGTTTTTCAGTTTTGGTTTCTTTGTTTACAAACTTATCAACATTAGGGTCTAAGTATTTATTCATTTCTTGCCTTTCATGATGTAATTAGTCTTTTGTTCAGGAGTCATTTTGTTTATTTCTGTCTTATTGGCTGTAGCGTGCTTACCCCACACATTCGTTTGCTCTTTGGCGGCTTGTTTTTCCTTTACCTTTGTTTCCATTTCCGACCTTTTGTAGTGTCCCATCTTTTTTGTGTTCCTGTCAGCAAGCTGACCTATTGTTGAAACATTTTCTACGAAAGCCGCGCGGCCACCAAAGATTACTCTAGCTAGGGCGTGCTCACCACATTCTTCGCACAAAGTTAATGGGTCGTCTTTAATAGATTGTAGCACGTTTTTGACTTCGTGTCCACAGCTTTTACAAACATAGTCATAATTAATCATAGTAATCTTCCTCTAGAGCCTCAAGGACTCTACCAATTATTCCGTTTCTTTGTATGTCTTCATAGTATAAGCGGCTAACGCCCACACCCTCTATTCCCTCAAGCTTATCGACACATTCTAGTAGGCCGCTAAACTTTTTTATATCCGTTTGCCGTATATCTCCATTAATTAAAACCTTAGAGTTCTCACCCATTCTAGTTATAAACATTTTTATTTGTGCTAAAGTACAGTTCTGTGCCTCATCTAGTATCATATACGCTTCATGAAATGTCGCGCCTCTCATTACTTCAAGTGGTTCATATCTGATTCTACCGTCGTTAAAAAGTTTTCCGTAGTAGTCTCTACCGAGGAAGTGCTTTAGGTTTTCCTCCATAGGTAGTAAGTACGGTTTAATTTTTTCATCTAGCTCGCCGGGCAGTGATCCAATATCTTGTCCCGCACACACTAACGGTCTAGTCACTATGATCTGATCTACTTCATCTCTGTATATATGATTTGCAGCTATGCCTGCGGCAATATAAGATTTACCACTGCCAGAAGGCCCAGTACAAAATATAACATCGTTTTCTACTATATCTCTAATATAGTCTTTTTGGTTGATAGTCTTAGCTGTTATAGGAACAATTCTTCGTCTATCGTTCTTTTGTTGCTTGCGAGATTTTCTCATGCGAGCTCCTTTTTATTTGCCGGTACTTCCAAATCCTCCCTCACCTCTGTCGGAGTTTTGTAGTATCTCGACTTCTTGTAACTGAAAATGCGGAACCTCTTGAAATAGAATTTGTGCAATTCTATCACCTTCTTTTATGTTCATCCATTCTCTGCTCGTGTTGAGCAGACATACTTTTATCTCTCCTCTGTATCCAGAATCAACAACCCCTGCTAAAACATCTATGCCATTCTTGACCGACATGCCAGAGCGAGGCCATATAAGTCCGACATACTCCTCTGGTATCTCCAAAGAAATGCCAGTTTTAATCGTAACCCTTTGACTTGGGGCTATTGGTCTAGTTGTAACAGAATATAAATCCCAGCCTGCGTCACTCTGGTTTGACCTAGTTGGTACTATAGCTTTTTTTTCCGTCTTCTTTACTCTTATAGTTTTTCCTGCAAATCTTGCGTCTATCATAGTTTCAAATCTCCAAAGTCCATATCCTCAAGGTCGTTTGTGCTTGCTCCGATTTTGTATGAAGTTATTTCATGCTCTTGCGGTGCTACCTGAACGCCCTCACTATTTATCCACGGCTCTGTCCACCCAGCTATTGGGTTTCTTATTCCAGAGTCGTAGGGTAGTTTAATTGATTTTCTACGGCTCATGCACAACCAATCAATGTACTTATGCATAACTGGTTCGCTAAGCCCAATAATAGAACCATCTTTGAATAGGTACGAAGCCCATTTCTTTTCTTCTGATGCTGCGCTTTCAAACATCTTTATTGCATCTTCTTCGCACTCTTTTGCTATTTGCACAAAACCCTCAGACTTTTCATTTCTTAAAATCTTTAAGATCTGTTGAGTATTGTGGAGGTGTATTGCCTCGTCTCTTTTAATGAGCTTCACTATGTCGGCGTTGCCAACCATCTTTTTATTTTCAGCAAAAGCAAACGCGCAAATGAACGAAACATAAAACCGGACAGACTCTAGAATGTTGATACTAATTAAAGTTAGGTAAATCTGTTTTTTGATATCCTCTATCTTCTTGCTGTTGCTTAGCTTTCTTAGTTTATCATATTCTTTTACTGCCACATCTGCTCTAGCGACAATTTCTTTGTCTGTCAAACAGGAGTCTAGAACCTCACTTGGGTTTGGGTATACGTTCTTAATAATATAGGTGTAGCTGTAGCTATGTATCTGCTCAAAGAATTGCCACACGTTAAGACATGCCTCAAGCTCTGGATTAGATACATACTCCTGAATCGTCGGCACACCTCTGCATATTACGGAGTCCATCATCGTTTGATACTTAAGGTTTGAAGTGAAGATAAACCGTTCATTGTCCGACATCACTGAGTCGTCCTTGAAATCGTTGCGGTCTTTCTTTAGCTCAATCTCTTCTGGTCTCCAAAAAAACTCAAGCTGCTTCTTGTATAGGTCAAAAAATACTGGATACTTAAACTTGTCATATCTTTGAAGTGAAAGGTCTTCACCTAAGAATAATGGCTGCTTAAGGGTATCTACATTCATCTTGTTCAAAATAGTTTTCATTATATCGCGCAGGCTCCACCTTCACAAGCTGTGTCTTCGTCTAGTTTACCATCACCGTCTGGGGTATTGCAATAATACAAATTCTTTACCCCATATTTATAGCTGGTGATATTGTCTTTAATTATTTGACTTAGCGGTATCGAACCATCTTCGTGATGGTCATAGTTGTAATATAGATTGGCACTAATGCTCATGTCTACAAACTTTTGCAACACCGCAACTATTTTAATTATAGCATTGTTGTCGCGCATATCAAACGCTAAGGAGTAATATTTCCTACCTTTATGATAGTTCGGCACTAGTTGTTTTAGCACACCATTCTTGGCTTTTTTATAAGAAAGTAACTGTCTAACTGGTTCAATGCCGTTCGTGCTATTCTGTATAACTGAACTTGATTCGCACGGCATAATGGCGGATAGTGTGGAGTGTCTCAATCCAAACTCTTTTATTCTACCCCTTAGCTCTTCCCAATCCATATTGTATTCAGGTTTAACAATTTCGTCAACTGTTTTCTTATACCAGTCAATAGGGAGTATGCCTTTAGAATATTTAGTATCTCCAAACTTTTCGCACGCACCAAGTTGCTCGGCCAACCTGCAAGAAGAATCTAGTAGATACCATTGTATCTTCTCCATCGTCTCGTGGATTAACTTTGGTGTTTGTGGGTCGTCATAAGTAAGTTTGTTCTTAGCCAAAAAACCAGCCAAGTTAGTGACACCAATACCTAGCGACCTTCTGTTCTTTGTGAAGTTTTCGCCAGCCAAAATTGGGTAATCTTGATAATCAATTACAGATTCCAATGACTCTACTGCGTTCTTGCACGCTACTTGAATATCCTTGTCTGAGTTGAGTTCCACTAAATTTAGAGCAGACAATATGCAAATTCCAATCTCTCCGTCTGGGTCGTCAACTGAATTGATAGGCACAGTAGGGTGAATTATTTCTTGGCATAGATTACTCATGTGTACAGGAATATCCCAAGAACCATTTTCATTACAGTTATCTATGTTCATACTGTATATACGACCTGTCTCTAGTCGCTCTCTAGCAAATACTTCAGCCAGCTTTCTTGCGCTAACCTTCTTCTTCATCTTAACTGATCTAGAATTTTCATACTTGACATACAGTTCTTCAAACTTCTTGTTGTCACCAAATGCTTCGTACAAACCCTCTGCCTCATGAGGGTTGAAAAGAGTAATATCCTCGTTCTTGATCAACCTATCGTAGAACAGCTTGCAGAATTGGATTGAGTAGTCTAACTTCCTAACTCTATTATCATCAGTACCTGCATTATTCTTTAGTACCAATACATCTTCAATTTCATAATGCCAGAAAGGAATGTGTACCGTTGCAGAGCCTCCTCTTAGGCCATTCTGAGATGTTGCCTTAACTGCGGATTCAAAGATTTTCAGATATGGAATTAGGCCGGTGTGTATAACTTCTCCACCCCTGATAGGTGAATTGATTGGCCTGATCCTGCCTGCGTTAAGACCTATACCAGCTCTTCTGGCTGTGTATTTACCAACAGCGTGGAGACTAGAAAAGATTCCGTCTAAATCGTCATCTACGTCTACAAGAACGCACGAAGCAAACTGCTTAATGGTTGATCTAACACCAGCCATGATTGGAGTAGGTAGGTTGACTTTGAAAGTAGAATAAGCATCGTATGCCTCCTTTACTCTTTTACTGTCTCCTGAGAACAAACACATCGCAATACACATGTACGCTATCTGGGGGGTCTCATATATAATCCCAGTTGTTCTATTCTTAATAAGATACTTATCAATTAACTGTTGTAGGCCAGAGTATGTGAACATGTTATCTCGTTCGTGCTTGATGTACGCAGCAAGTTCGTCTACATCTTCTCTAGTCCATTGATCTAGCATTTGTTCATCATAAATGCCGTTGTCTATCATTAGACATATGTGGTGATGTAAGTCTGGGGGAGTCGTAGCGTGTTTCCATACGTTTTTTCTTAGCGACATATTGAGCAACCTTGCGGCTACGTATTGATAGTTTGGCGTTGATTCAGAAATCAAGTCGCTCGCACTTTTAATCAGTATCTGATGTATCTCTTCTGTAGATATTTTATCACGCATAGAAAGATTCATGTTCATTTCTATGTCGGAAGGGGACACATTGTTTATGCCCTCTGTAGCCCATTCAACAACTTGGTGTATTTTTTCAACGTCATATAATTCCAACTCACCATTTCTCTTAGTTACTTCCATATTTATGCTACCTCTAGGTGTAAAAAAAACTCGCCTCAAGCGACATACCTGAAGCGAGTAATTAAGTTATACTTTTTCAATCTTCATGTGTCAAACTCATTCTACTATATAAACCCTACAATGCAAACAAAAAAGTTAATCTTCTTTCTTGTTATTTTTTGCCCACTGGGTAGCTGTACCCAATAGCAGAGTTGCGATAGGAACGATGAGGGCTGTTGAAGAGCCCCAGTCAACGTTTCCAACTTCTGTGCCTAAGTAAGTAAGGCCAGCAGCCAAAGAAACAAATAACGTGTTGAGGCCTAACTTTTTAAGATCCTCTCCGTTTAGTGACCATTTTTTTGAACCCATAATACAATATCCTTTCAAGCATCTGTTATGCTTATTAAAAAACCGCCTTGTTCATTATCATTTAACCTGTAAGGATAACCAGTCATCCTCATTTCCATTCCATTGGAGGTTAGTACTTCTTTAGAAAACTTTCTATTCATTTTTAGACAAGACTCAAATTCTTGTAAGAACTCTTCTCTTTCGTCTTCATGAACATATGTTATCCAGTCATACCCTTTTATATCTGTTAGGGTTTGACCAGTTAGTTGGTAGAATGGCTCATTAGTCCAGACGAGTCTACCTTTTCTGTCTGTTTCAAATAAGGCTGTATTACTATAATGCAGAGATGCTTTGCTTCTTTGCTCTATAATTTTTTGCCTGTTCTCTATTCTTCCACATGTAGTGTTCAGTTTTATCACTGCGTCTTTTAAACTAGAACCACCATTGCAAGTAATTTCCTGTTCTATGTTTTCTATAGACTGCACAACATCGTCGTGTTTATCTATAAACTTCATAGCTGGTCTAAGCACTTTTAGCCACACAGCGCCAAGAAACCCAAGTAGGGTAGTTAGCATTGTTAGGACTACTGTGAAATCTTCTATAGCCACTGCTGCGCCTCCAATAAGGTGAGACTACGTGACCGCCCGAAGGCGGCCAAGAGTCTTGAAAAGCATTAAGTCTAAGTTTCCTTAGCGTCTCTAGCTTTGTAGTCATCCTGTTTAGGAGTAACTCCACCCTGCATGTAGGCCAATTCACCCGGAACAGCTCTAGTAGGTTTGATGTTGTCAGCGTTAGACGGTTCGTCTCCGGTAACACCACTAGGGGTGATAAAGGTAATTGGGTTTCCAGCTCCGCTTCCTTTAGTTCTGTAAGGAGCGATACCACTACTGGTTGGCTCCAACACGTCGATTGCCGCGCCTGAACCGTACATCTTGGTAGTGTTCACGGTTTGAGCGCCGGACTTGCCAAGATTGATACCACCATACTTAGAACCGCCAGATCTAATGGTGTCATTTGAAACGCTACCAATTTTTGTGGAAACGCCTCTAATGATGAACTGCTGGTCGTCAGCGGCTCTAGTCTTAGGATCTGGTGTAAATGCGAAAGCTCCCGCTGAATTAGCGGCTTGAATACCAACGTGATCGTGGAATGGGTTTGTACCCCTATCAGTTGTTTGAACCTCTGAGCCGTATTCAGAACCAGTACCTGTTTCATCTAAACCGCCAAAAAGTCCGTTAACGCCACTTGACATTGGACTGTCAGTACCGATGTTAGCGCCTTTAACACCAATTACGATACCACCATCATTGTTAATCGACCCTCCAGCCGATTGTGCTCTTTGAGTAGCCATGCTGCTTCTCCCTCCAAAAGAGTTATTAAAAAGTTATTTTCCAAAAAATCCGAAGCAGTAAATCCTATCGTCCTGTTTATTATTATACACCTATTTGAGTCTGCTTGCCAATACTTTTGAAGAATTTTCTATCTTTCTTCGTATTGTTTCTCTATTTATGCTATGCATATCAGAAATCTCTTTTATTGTATAGTTTTTAGCTCTATCAAGCATTATTTCAGCGTCTGGCAATGCTTCAATTTCGTCAATCATATCTACCTCACCAACGTGGTAATTACCACTGGAAAATATATACTCTAACTCTTTGCCTCCTCGTCCATAATCTTTTTTCTTAAACTTGACTTCTCTTATACACTCAAACCTAACTCCGTTATAAAGGTACGTTGTGAACTTGGAGTTCTTACCTTCGTCCCAGTTTTTTAGGCTCTTCCATAGCGCATTAATCTTACAGGTATAAAGCTCGTCTTCAGATAACTGTTTGTTAAAACTACTAGCGGCCTTGTTCATGATGCCGCCTAATTCTTTGTCTTTCAATGCAATTTCAATATCTCTATTCATTTTTCTTCCTTATAATAATTTTTCTTCAATATTAGTTCTTACGTCTTTAAAATCAAACATTTTACCAACACCAATGAAGAACCTATATCTACTATTTATTTTTAGTATTTCTACGCCGTCAGCGGTGTCAAGTGTATCTCTTATGTTGTTTGTGATGTCAAAATTTGTATGCCCCACCCAACAGTCGAACTGAGCTAACATATTTACCTGTGATATAAAATCATCAGTAAGCGCCACGCTTTGTTGGGCTTGAGTATCATAGGATAATTCTTTTTGCAGGCTTTCTAACTCTTCGTACGTAAACTCCTCTGTGTTCAGCATCTCTACTGGAGGGCTTGTTATAGTCAAAAGTTCTTGCAAAATAGGGGAGGATAACTGGTCTTCAATAACATTCTCATATTTCTGCCAACCTATTTTTCTCTTCATTGTTACACTCCTTAGTCGAAAATGTCAGACGGACTTATGCAAGGCTTGTCGTCTGAGGATGTGTTTAGTACGCTGCCCAGCCTTGCGGCGACGGCTATATACAATTCTGCTTTTCCTTGTTCTATAAATCCATCCTTTATCATTTCCAGTGTTTCTGCAAAGTAGTCGTTAGAATATATACCCTTTAAAAGCTCAGATAGAAAGAGCGTACTTTCAACGTCTGACTCAGCTATCTGTATATCTACAAATGGAACGCCTTCATTAGTTATGTAGTAAGTAATGGCGGCGCATATATCTTTAACATCTAATTCTACTTTATCATCGCCTTCTTCTTCTTTTTCCTCTTTAGTATCTATCTCTAACTCTAGTTGCTCTTTGTGCTTCTTAAAAAAATTAAACATTTTGTATCGCTTTCCGTATTAGCTTTGCGCTATTTTCCCAACTAAATCTTTTAGCTGTATCAACACCTTGAGGATTTGTTGATATGTTATTTTCGTGTACAAACTTCATGCGATTAGCTAGCCTTGAGACTTCTTTATCGCCAAGTTTTGCCCACTCGCCAGTGTTTCCATCAAACCATTTACCATCATATGCTGGCTCTACTTCTTCTATCGGGATAAGAAAGGCGTTCTCTTCAGTGCAAAATTCTGTATGGGCTGAAAAAAATGTAGTTATTACGGGCTTGTTACAAGCCATCATTTCTAGTAGCTCTAAGTTCCACCCTTCAGCCCTAGCTGGAAATACACCACATGTGGTTTGTGCCATTATATTATACACCTCTTGCTGTGTTTCAACTCTATTCATAATCTTTATTTTGCTACCAAGAGGACATGATTTATACATATCAATCCACCTCTTTTCCTCAGACTCTGTATTAAAAGGGTTTTGGCACATCATCCATAATTCTACGTTATCCTGTTGAGAAAAAGCCTCACAGAAAGCTCTAGGCATTATGTCGTGGCCTTTTCTAACCTCCCACTTACCGCAGTTAAAGAATATTGTAGCATCTTTTTTTTGTATGTCAATGTCTTTATTTGAAAATACAGAAGAATCTACACCTAAAGGTATAACATGCACGTTTTGAGGTGATATGTTAATTCTACTGATTATGACCTGTCTTGCCCATTCAGAGCAAACAAATATTTTATCCAAGCTATTCAGGTGGTGTAGCTCAATTTCGTTAAAGTTGTTTAGCTCAAAGATTGGAAATCCTATTTTTATATTGTTACCAACAAATTGAGCCATGTCGTTCTGATGCCATATTCTTATGCAAGGCGCATCAAAGTCAGGTCGTTTAGAGTTTCTAATCATTTCGGCAACCCTGCTATGATCTTCCTGAGAAGTTACAGATGGTTGACCAATAGGCCATAAAGATACTGGCTCAATGTCATCAAGTTCTTTACATATATTAAGTCCAGCTACACCGTAGCCTAGCTGATTAATTGGTGATATAATATTTAACATTAGTATTTTCCTGAGTATATAGTTGGTGTGTATAAAGCTATCATGCTTGGGTTCATAAATATTCTACTACCTCTCTTCTTCATCTCATTGTGGAAATAAGCCCACTCGTTGACAACAGAGCCAGAGTCAGTCATAATAGCATCAAACTTGCAATCTATAGCCTCGTCATATTTATATATTCCTAACCCATTAAAGTTTGAGTTAACCTCTACAGGGCTTTCACCTCTGTTAAAACTAAACTCATTTACCTCAGCGGAAACTGGTACATCTTTCATCTTTGAGTCGATGTCTCTCCAAGCCCAAGTGTCATAGAAGAGTGGTTTGTATTCAGAAAAGGTTGTGCCATCAGTGCCGACATAAGTTGCATCGACATACTCTAAACCATTAGCTGTCATCGCAGACCAGTTATCGTATGAAAAGCTATGACATATACCATCATAAGACCATCCTCCTTCTAAGTCTAAATCTACAATAAGTATATAGTCTGCTGGAAAAAATTTATTGAGCAACCTTATGCCTTCAAAAGATATATTCCTAAGACCAGCCAAGTATCTTGGTCTATCCAGCTCTCTCGTTTTGTCGAACATAGGAACACCTGTTGTCTCTTGAGCTAGAGTTGTCTTGGTGTCAGTTTCAAAATACTTTCTGAGAGCCTGAGTCGTACCATCATCTGAGTCATTCTCATAGATCAGCATCCTGTAATCGTTGAATAGCTCACCAGTCTTTCTAAGTCTAGCAACTGTATGTCTCAGCACAGGCATTATGTTTCTACACAGGCCAGTAATTATAACATTCTTAGAAGAGGCTACGCAAGCACCTTGAGACACTCTTCGTAAGTATTCTTTGTTGTCTTCTGCTGCGAACAGATCTTCTGGGAACCTGCTTGTTATGTTATCCGCATATTGGCAACTGCTTGTCAAATCCGTCATCCATTCTTCTCCAATGTTTTCCAACTCTTTGATAATCACACGCCGAACACCTGAATTTTTCCCAACAAATCACAGGCTCGTTCAATCTTTCAAAAGTCCCATCTAGTATGTTTCCTAGCGGCTTGTAATGAGGCAGGGAATAGTTTCCAAATAGTTTTGATCTATCAACAGCACTCATACAGGTATAAGCATCACCAAGTGCGTCTACGTTTACTCTTAGTGATCCCGCCGGACAGAACACGGGGAGCCTCGACTCGTCCGACGTTGTGGGCAACGCTTCTCCTGACTGAACAGCTTTACTACTAAGAGAAGGAAAGTCTAGATTGCTTATGTTTTCAATTCTAATGATGTTGTCATATAGTGCCCTATCCGTACCGTCTTGGTTAGGATCTTCGTCGTCAAATACAGAAGTGTATTGATCTATAGCAAGTCTTATGTTGTAGCGTTCGCAAAAGTCCTTCAAGGTTTGCTCTGAAATTATTGCGGTATTCATAGGATGATTAACCATTTCAAGCTGAAACCTTTCGGAACCATAATGCTCTGTATATCTAAGAACCTTGTCGAAGAAAGCGTCTACATCTTTTATCTGCGTTGGGTGAACACTTGCGCACACGTTTCCCATTCTGTCGATAGGCACTTCCTCAAACCACTTTTCTAACCTAAACGATCCTGCAAAGTTTGTCGTCATGGAAAGGTTTATGCCTTCGTTTATCATAGATATTAGTTTTGTTATATCTTTGTATAGAGTTGGCTCTCCTCCTGTAAAATACAACTCTATGGGATTAATATTATTAAAAGCCGAAGCCCAAGCTTCTACTTTTTCAGTATTGTGGCGCTCAGACCTGTAGACCTCTTCAGTCACTTCTTGCCAACAGTAATTGCATTTATAGTTACACTTCCAAGTTACAAACCACTGAAGATATGGGCGAAGACCCTTAGAGCTTTCAATAACTTCCAGTTTATTTTTATCAAATGATTCTTTGTCTACACAATCCCACTCAGAAAGATTTAAGAAATCTAGTCTATCTTTTCTGTTGTGTATGGACATTATGTTAACTTCTACTTTGTGATCGTGAAGAAACTCAAGCTCCACAGACCCTATGCTATCTGTCTCATAACATATTAGTCGATTGCCTCCGTCAGATATTTTATAGTCGGATGTTTTACCAGACCCTAGCTCTACCACTCTAACGCTTGAAGCTCTAGCTCCACGTAGCTGATACACTATATCAATATACCTAGACTTAAGATTGTTTATTGTAAATTTTGTTTTCATAATTGAGTTACCAATCCAGATTTCAAAATCATAGACAACCACTTTTTTTCCTTACCTGAGTCATGCCCAACTGTGGTAAAACCTTGAGAATTGCCATTCTTACTATAATAATGTTGTGTTTCTAGTCCATCAAAGCCAGTAATGAAAATTTTGTACCCTCTTAGCATGTGATCCTTTTTGCATGAGCAACTGTTGCACGGTTTATCGTAAGACGTAATACCTGTCGATGCCCGCACTGCGTGAGCTATTGCTTTCAATCCTGCTGTTGCTGATTTATGGTCTTTTGTTTTTGTTTTGTCCCAGTACAAAAACCGACTTCCGTCTGGGTTATCGAAAAACCCACTGCGGTCGGTAAAAGAGGGATAACATTTCAAAAATTCAAAATTCTTAATGTTAGATTCCTCAGCTATTCTTTCGACAGTTACAGGGCCAGTCTTCCAATTCTGGTGCTCCATCCTACCTTCCATCCAAGCCTTGGAGTTACAACCCCATACCGTTTCAACCGTCTTGACGTAATCGTCATAAGCAAAGCCATTGTCTGCCCACCAATCGCAATTAGGATCGTTTCCTTTTTGTATCATATGTAGCAACTTAGGAAATGCTGAGTGGCACATTATATCTACTTTGGTTCCTACATGCTTTTCATACCCTGAGATACGAAAATCATTAAACCTTATAACAATGTCAAAATCGTCAATCGCATGACCATTTTCACTATTGAGTAAACAACCTCCATTTCCTACTATAATCGCTCGTTTCATTTTTTCTCCACGTAGTGAGCATATAAGTGCTGGGCAAATCTAAAATCTTTTTTTGTATCTATGTCTGAGCTGTGATTGTTTGCGTAGTGCCATATTGGGTTCGTGCCTACCCAGTAGCCGCACTCTTTTATAGACGATCTCGTTAGAATAGACAGAACAAAAGTCATTCGGTACATTTCATTTATCTTTTGTGACGGCAAATGCCATCTCCCAAACTTAAAACCAACTGGCTCATATGTGCTGTCTAATATGTAATCTTTGAACGGATAAATAGCAACTAGAGAATCATTGTCCTTGGATAAGTCTCTGTCGTCCCATTTCTTAAAACACTGTTCGTGGTCATCAAAAAGAGGATCGGTCACACCGCACCAAGCTATATCATCGTCTCCTGAAATCTGACCGCAAACTCCGTTGAAAACATGATAGAAGTTAGTGTCATTGTCAGCAAGAACCTGATCCCTGAGTAAAAAGTTTACGCCCCACTTCAAGGCAACTTCTTCTCTCTCAGGGTTTTCACAACTGATATAAATATCACTGGGGTCTAGGAATCTCAGCAACTTCTCAACAGTTATATCCACCAAAGACTTTCCATCATAGAATTCTAGGAAATTTTTATTAGGTAGTCTTTTTGAGCTATCTTTAGCTGGGATTATCGCTTTCAAAATCAACCCTTTCTCATGGCAATTACTAGGAAATCCTGCACCGTTGCAATGTCATCAGTCAAGCTGTTCTTAACAATGTTTTTTGACTCTGTTTTATTATAGCCTAAAGCCACCAAAGCGTCCACACAATCTTGCTGTAAAGGGTGAACTTTTGACACATTTTTTACAGGCTGAGACTGTTGCTTAGCCACCATCTTCTGCAACTGCTTTATCTGATTCTCCAAGCTGTTTATCTTTTTGTCCTGCTCTCTAGTGCTAGATGCAGGCTTTGGCTTAGGAGCTGGCTTTGGTTTAGCTACAGGCGCTTGTATTACCGGAGGAGGAACTACTGGTTCTTCGTAATCGAACAACATGAAAGCTGACGGCTCGCCAGTCTCTTCGTATGTAAATGCGGCATAGAGATCCGCTTCAGCTTGACTGGACATGGTACGCTGTGACACATGTCCTTGCTCTTTTATGCGTTTGGCTTCTTGTATAAAGCCTTGTATGAACAAAACTACAACTATAAACGCTACTATTGATCCGCCAATTTCAATCATAATAAAACACCTGTGGGGCTAAAGAATTTCTGTTTATTGTAACATTTTCCTACCACTTGTCAAGTGATAACTTTCCACTTTTTGCTAGATAATGGCTTAAATCTGGATCAAACCAAATGACATCGTGAATCTAGCTTACAATTCTCGCCCCACTTTGGCGTTTATTTTCTGTTGTTGTAACGATTGGGGTCTGCTAGTCCGTTATCAAGACGATCTCTTAATGTCTTATATCGGCCAAGCTGATCCTCACACATTACTTCTTTTTCATTTAATTCTTCAACTACCATGTCTACATGTGAACCAAACCAGCTTTTGCTTGTGATAGTGGTTCCAGTGACGTGTCTTTTTACACTTCTTGTTTTAGCCATTTCAATGTTTCCTTTCAAAAAAAAGCCCATTTAAGGCTGGGCTAGACCTTTAACAAACTAGAACGGCGTTTGCTCTTCGTCAACCGACTGTGTGCTGACAACTTTCTGACCGGCATTTGGGCCTAGAGAGATCTCGTCTGCCATAACACATACAGAGTTTCTTGGGTTACCGTTCTTGTCCTCGTACTCGTCAATCTTAATCTTACCTTGAACGGATACGAGTCGTCCTTTTTGTAAGTGCTGAGTCAGGCTTTCTGCCATCTTCCCAAAGCACAACACGTTTAAGAAAAGAGTTTCATCGTTGCGACGATCATTTACCGCAAGTCTAAATTTACTCATGGATGTTCCCTTCTTAGTTACGCTCTGTTCTGCGTCTCTAGTAAGTCTTCCACATCCTAACCAAAAATTTACATTCATATTAAAGCTCCAATGCTGAACGAATCTTTCCACGTACTACTTGGCTATGACCTCGATTTGAGTGATTTGTCGTAGCCTGATACAAATTTTCTGTAAAGGTCTTTGACAAGCCCAATGCTCGCCCTGCTCGTAACGTCTCACGCTTGTTGTTAGCGTAGCTACCATGACCACCTCGGTGGGCAACTGCTGTTACTGCATTAAAAGTATGACCTTTCGCTTTTCCTCTTTTACCAGTCGCAACAATATTTTTATTATCGCCAATGCTAAACACATAAGTAGTGCTTGGTAGGCTTGACAACTGCTGATAAAATTCACTAATGTTCATAAGAAACTCCTTAAAAAATTACTTAAAAATGTTGCTAGTTGGCAACTCCATAGCCACAGGGCTACTCTGTTGTTCAACTAAATTACTACTTCCGTTAAGTTCCGCAATGCCGTTTTCTAAATAAGTCCTCAGCGTAGCGATGTCTGTGTCGATTTGTGTCTTTGTGTTTTCTAAATCCGTGATTTGCTTCTGCACGTTCTTTAGATGTGCTTCAGCCATTTCTTTTATGTTTGCCATAATGTTTTACTCCAGTTTAGTTTTGTCCTATGTTATATTATACTAAAAACCGAGCTTCGGTACACTTCTTTTTTTATTTTTTTCTAAATTCGTACCAAAGTAATCCTAAGTTTGCTAGTCCGTATGAAAACCACATCAGTGCGTGTGGGTAATCTTTGTCTTTAATGCACGAAGCACAGGTTACCCAGTACAGCAATGTAGTTGTTCCTATAGCGTAAACAGCCATCAGCTCATCCTCATCTTATCCTTGTTAAAGAAGAACCATCTTTTATAGTGATCTACGTCACCTTTGTGTTTATGTACATAGGCCAAGTATCCCATAAGATTTTCCATCGAGTCAAATATATGCTGATGTGGCAACATGAAGAATAGCCAGTTCGGAGCTGCGGCCTTGCCTTGCTGACACCAAATAAGAACAGGTTTTTTCTGACTGTTGGCTACAGCTATCTCTTCGTAGGTTCCACAAGCATGGACATCTGTATCTACACTTACGATCAGGAAATCTGATATGTCTACACATCTCAAGTCTAGAGTTCGGATGACACCATATTCGTCTCTAATCTGCTGAAAGTTTCCTTCCACCTTCAGGCTTTCGATACGTTCTCTTGTACCCTCGTCCTCCTTGCCTATCTCTGATGGTTTATCACAGGGGTTTAATACTACTACCCCCATCCTTTCAAGTAGTGGTGTAATTTTATCTCTCCACCCAGCGCCTCCATCGGGAACTCTGTCCATAGCACCGGCCAAGTAAGTTCTCATGCCTTTAAGTCTGTTCATAACCTGCCTCTAAAAATTGCCTAGTCTCTTCAAAATTCTTAACCCAAAATGCGTGAAACACATCTAGTTTACTATAGATTGGATAGTCATTTCCATTCTCTTGACAGCCATCACCATAGAAAAATACTTCTCCAACCATATCTTCTAGCACTTGTGCTTTGTCTTTACCTTTTGGATAAATGTCTATGCTTATCTGCCCACCGATGGCAAAGTCTATATCTGGGTAATCAGCGGATAGTTTATCAACTATGTATTCTCTTTCTTTCCATTGTTGATCCCACTCATAATAATATTCCCTTTGCTCTTGTGTACACTCACGTCCTATGGTTGTCATGTTCGCCATACCAACGCGCTTTTCTATATTTGTTCCTGCCGTACCGTTCCATACGCTATTTCGGATTTGATTCTTAACAGACTGCTCTAGCCCTCCACAAAGCTCCCATTCGCTCTGTTTAATAAGCTGACCGTCAACATATAACTGATTGCCGCAGTTCTGATAAGAGCCATCAACGGAGTGCCATATGGCGTGCCCAACTTGTTCTATAGTCTTTTCTTTGTCTGACCCAGTAACTAGAAAAACCTTCTCGTCATCACCTTTGTTGCGCAACATTTTCATAAAGAAATGCTTAAAGTCATCTGTCATTGGCTGACGGTGAGGGGTCAATGTTCCATCTACATCGAATAAAAAGTTTTTCATAGTCTATTAATCCTTACCGACTGTGAATAACAACATCATAGTTATTATAAATCCAGTTATTGCTGATCCCACAGTCATAGATATTGAGTTCTGATGTTCTAATATTAAAACTACTCGCTCTTCTCTAGTCATGTGAACTCCAAATGGCTACGGCTTTCGCGCGACATATCCGCATGTATCAGCTAGTACAAAAGCCCGCGCAGGCTAAAGTTAGTTAAGTGACCTCTAGGGGGATCGAACCCCTATTGCCAGCGTGAAAAGCTGGAGTCCTGACCGTTAGACGAAGAGGCCAGAGTTGGGGTGTTAGTTCAGGATGTTTCATGCACAAGGAATAAAACAAAAACCCAACTCTTTTGTAATAACGAGATAGCGTCTTGAATCTAGACCAAACTAGATAACGTTCTGAATCTCGTCTATCATTTATAAAAACCTTTCTTATCCATACTTTCCACTCTTGGTTTTACAGTATGTTTATAATAATATTTGAACTGCTTGTACAAATCTTTGATCTGCTTGAACGCTTCTTCCTCCGTTATCTTCCCGCCTTGTTCTAAGTCGCATATGATTGACATATGTATATTAAACGCTCTGAACGGATCACGGTATTGGTCAAAGATTATTTCATCCATTATGGAATCCTATTTTGCTTTTCTTTGCATTGTCGTCTATGATTTCTAGGATGTCGTCCTCTGCAAACCAGTCTCTTACTCTGGCTTCGCCTGACCACCAAGCGCACTCGTATTGTATTACATTTGATGCGTGGATTGCAACAGTTATAACCTTAGCAATTAAATCATCGTCATTAAGTTTTACTTTAGTTCCAACTTCATAAATATTCAATGTGTTATCCATTCTTTAGCTCCTTAATACGTTTTTTCAATCTTAGTATAGTGTCTTCAAGCTCTCTCTGATTTTTCTTCTGTTGTTTGTATCTAAATTCCCACTTTCTCTCGCTCTTTGCTAGTTTTTCTCTCCATTCACTTACAATGTTTTGGCATCTTGAAAATTCTTCGTCTGGCATTACTTCCTCCTGTTCCATTTATTCCTAGCTTCTACCCAATCGTCGCCAGAGCCGCTGGCTCCACCACAGTCATCGCACTCGTACCAATACAGACCTATGCTATCCATCGCCTCTGCCTGTGGATGACCACCGCAGAATGGACATGGCAACAATGTATCTTTTGTAAATTCTACTACATCTATATCGTGTTCGCCACATTTGATACACCATATTGGTTTGTTATCTACGTCTACAACTCGGTTGCAACATTTTATTAAATACTTCATCTGTCAAACCTACATATAATAAAAAAATTGTCATTGCGATTATAGCTGGAAGCTGGACTGTCAGCAATAGAGCTATAACAAATATATCCCTGATCCTAGCGCGGGAATATTTAAGCTCTCCCATAGTCATCCTCAATCCGTATGATGTCATCCTCAATGCACTCGCCAGACTGAACTTCTACAAATATCAGAGGACTATCCGCTTCATTTGCTATCCTGTGAACCTCTAGCCTTCCTATGTTGACGGTATCCCCTTCTTCAACAATCCATTCTGACGCGCCAACCTGCATTAAACCCTGCCCTTTGATGATCTTCCACCACTCACTCCTGTGGCGATGTAGTTGTAAGCTGAGCCTGCTGTTTGCATTGACAGTTATCTTTTTTATCTTTACGTTTGGTTCATCTAAAAGAATCCTGAAGTTTCCCCAGTGTCTTGTCTCTTGGTTAGCATCCCCAGAATGACCAACAGGAGCCAGATTCAGGTAAACCATATCTTCCTTGTCTACTTCTTCAAGGATTGGAGATAGTCTACCACATTGTCTACAGTGAGTGTCTTCAAATTTTTCGGATACTACATATCCACAGCACTGATACCTAAATTGTCTCATCATAATTATACCTCAAATGTTACTATTTTGTTGCCAACGACCCGCCTAGTTTGTGTAGGACAAAAAGTCGTCAACGTATATTGGAGTGGACTCACCAACATATGCCCCAAAGGTATTGTATTCAAGCCACTCAAGTGCCTCGTCCCAGTCAACTGCTAGTTCTCTTGCGGCGATTTCGACCATCTTCGACATAGAGTATACCACCCTTCCTGAATCGTTGCCACCAGAAACGCCAATGATAGCATGGTTATAACCATTGGCGAGCAGAGAATCAGGCCAATTAGATTCAATGTATTCCATAAGTTCTGCTTGGCTGTTCTGTTTCCTATCCAATCTACTTTCCATGTTTGAAACCCTTCTTCCATGTCTTCTTGTCTTTGTCCCACCATTTACGATACTTCTCTACTATTGCTTTTGTCTTTTCGTTGATTATCTTGATGTGTTCCCTAAACTCCTGTAGCTCACGATCATCAGTTTTGGGCTTATTGAACTTCTTCTTTTTTGGCGGCACGGCGTTTGTAAACCTTTTGTTCTTCTCTGTATAGTAAGTAAAATGCTAGGGCAGCGATACTTAATTCTATAGCCCAAGCAGACAATCCTGCGTATAATGCTTCCATATTATTATATCCATAACTCGATGTTTTGACTAAAGTTTTTTGAAAATTTCCACAAAGAAGTCAAACAAAACCCTGTGAAAAAAGAATAAGAATAACCAGAACACTATAAAGAAGAACGATACCCAATCTGTCTCATCGTCTGGCCTACGGTATATATCCTCATTGTATCTATCGTATCTATTTGAGTCTGACTTTGGTGGCTTGTAAGGATTATTGTCTTGCATTTTTCATAGTCAGGTAGTAGTCAATCTCCATTTGGTCACTACTTATCCTGCCGATCTCATACGAAGCATACCTTCTCTTAGCTTTTCCCTCTGCTTCTTTTACGTCTGAGGCTTCTACAAACTTTACTTTGTTGTTACCTCTTGGGTCAGTCATATGTACTATATATTTCATAACTTAATCCTTAAAAAATGGCACGACCTCATGCAGACCCACACAAGGCCGCGCCCTTCCCCAGTGCTACTACGCTACACACACTTTACCGCGCTTCAGCACTTGGGTCACACTATCCAGCTTTGATGCGATTTCATGTTTCCATGAGTCTGTTCGCTCAACTTTCTTGACACCAATGTCAGTCATGTGGACTGATGTTTCAAAGATGTCGTTGAACAATGACACTACTTCGTAGCGACAGGTTCGGAGCTTCTGAAATCTTGCATCGCTGGGGACACTAACAACGTCTGCTGGGTTGACCTTACAAATTACAATCTGGTTTCCACCATCATTGTCTTCGTCTAGATCTATCCCACCATAGCTTTTTACATAGTCGATAGCACCAACATGTAGTCCAGCACTACAGTGTTTATCACGGTTGTTATCAACTTTACTTCTGTCAATACTGATCTCTTCACCCACGCTATTGTCGATACCACCAGTGTAGATGTCCTTGAAGTCTGGACTCACGGCCTTGTACGCCAAGAAGTGTCCATCATCAGTGATTGGCAGATGTTTGTTCTGCATAAAATCAAACAGTTCTACAATCGCTTGATCAGAGGGGTTGTCATTCATGTTGTCCAGAAAGTTCAGCATTGGATCAATATTGAAACCTTCTCGTCTCATCTGAAGGATGCGGTCAGTGAACAGTTCTGGCATTGCAATACCCTGCCAGCTAAGTTCGCCGTTATCCACATGGACATATCCATCACAGTAGTGTTCTACGGTAGAGGCGATGTCGTAAGAAGCCTCAAAGTGTTCTACGTTGCCATTCTCAAGATACGCTAACAGCTTGTCGTAGTTCTCATGGTTCTTGTTGAATGTGTAAGGCTTGCCGCCTACAAAAGCATTTACTGAACCGTTGTTACTGATGATATACTTCATTACTTTTCTCCTCTATTAATACTGTCAATATATTCTGCTACCATTTTGATATCCTCATCTTCAATCCAGCGTCCTGCTATTTTGAGCATAGGATAATACTCTATGATTGTATCATACATATCGTCAATGTCAAGCACTACTGTTTCAAGTTTTTCAAGAAATGTAGCATAAATTCCAATCTTCTTTGCTGACGCTATTAACTCCTTGAGTCCCTCTGAAACATCAGGTTTAGCCTTAGATATAAAATCTCCTAGCTCACCATGTGTCTCACACTCTTTGCTAATTTTCTGTAGCTCTGACACAGCGATTTTGTAACCCTTATTACCCGAAGACCAGTTGTTTTTATCTGAGCTTTCATGCTCCGTGATCTTATCTTTATGGAGTTCAAGTTGGTATCTAGTCTCGGTTGTTAAAAGCTCACTAGCATCAGTCCAGTTTGATCGCTCACGCAACTTCATAGACTTGACAGTAGAAGGAGTGAACACATACAACCTCCCAGCTAAGACATCCATATCTGAGCCTACTGACGTAAGACCATTAAGCAGTTGTCTAACTTGGTACAAGCCTAGTGTTTTACCATTAATGAAGTAGTCTTCACGAGAGCTTTCTAGAAAGAATACGTTTTCTGCTTTGACACTCACCGTTGAAGAATCACTGTACCACTCACCAGAGTCTTTACATCTAAACACTTCACATCTCTTGTATCCTCCTCCTGAGCTACGACTCGACGATGGATTAGCAGGAGGCTTTGCTAGAGTAGTAACATCTATCACATGATCACGGTTAGCACCCAGAGCAGTCAACACTTCTTCTAGGTAATCTTCATCTCCTCTTATTAAGAACATGTTGCCTTCTTTCTTTACTTCTTTCAGGTGATGTTTTACTCTCCCTACTGCTCCTTTCTTCTCGTTTTCATATATTATAGTCATCTCGCCAGAAGAAAACACTTTTAATACTGAAATTTCTTGACGCTGTACTGTACTACGCCACTTTGACTTTGTGTACCATACTACATTATTACCTGCTTTTGTAGACTCAGGTAGCTGTACGCCGTTCCAATGATCTTTCAAAAAAAGTTCTTGATTTTTATAGTGAGTGATCTCACCGACTGCCTCTCGGATAGTCTGAACGCCACCCATGCTCTTGCTCACACCAATCCAAGCAAGCCGAGCATCCCACAAGGTAAGCGAGTCGTCGATGTATTGCTGAGTCTGGGTAGAGATTTCTTCCAAAATAGTTTTAATTTTGTTGTGTATAAACTCTTTAGTTCTGCTATTATAAGATAGAGATTCACGACTAGGAGTAATATCAACATCTCCAATGTTAGCATAAATAATTAGTCCATGACCACGCCATAGTAAATCATATACCTCTCCATCAAATTGGTCTGCGTCTAACTCGTATGCAATCTGTCCCATTACAATTTCATTTTTAGCATATCCACGATTTGCTTTATTACAGATTTTCCAATCATCGCCAGACATAACAGCGTCACCTTGACTGTCAATCTCAATCTCGATGTTTACATTAGGAGTTGTGACAAAATACTTCCATACATTACCAGCTTCATGTCTAAAGGCAAAAGTGTCATTTGAGTCTGTAGCAAAAGACACCTTTAGTCCATTAGGCTCATCAGTACGCTGTTCAGTTAGGAGCGCGAACACAGGCTCGTCATTCTCGTTCTTGTATGCAGAGAAAGTCATGTGACTTCCATTATAAAAAGACTCGACCATGAACTGATCTGTGTATGCAAATGGAGACTTACTACCAAGACCTAAGCATCCTACAGCATCGTTAGAGTCAGTCTTGTCTGAACGGAAGTAAGTAGTATAAAGACTCATGCAATCTTCCTTGCTGAGTCCAGTTCCGTAATCACGGACTGAAAACTCATGGTCAAGAGAGGTAGGCAGAGTTACGTCAAAAGGTTTCTCTGAACAACCTGCGGCGACATGAGAGTCATAAGCATTTGTAGACAGTTCACGGACAACAGCCAGAATCTTATTAGAGTAAAGACCATCTGATAGAATGGCAAATGCCTTAGCTGTTGCATCAATGCTGTAGTTTGATTCTACAAAGTTTTCGGATTTAGTAATTGTGTTAGTTTTAGTGTGTAGTTTCATTGAATTGTCCTCGTTTCAATATTGTGTGTGTTAGTCAACGTGTTTAAGTATAACATAGTTATCGTCTATGTCAACTCAAAACTTTAGAATATTATTATTTTTTTTCGTAAGGCCACCTTTCTGCCATAGCCATGTTCACATTTTGTATATCTACTAGCCAGCGTCCATACTTACCAGTCTTTCCTGTTTTGATTATTATCCATCCTTCTTCGTCCTTCTCGCCCTCTATGAGCAAGCCTAACGCATCTCTAGCCACATAGAAGTCTGCTTGTCCACGCTCAGGTGTATCAACTCCTAAGAAGCGTGTGCGTATCTCCTTGAATACCTTAAACCCCAAGTCAACCAAGAAGTCAGCCGTATCTCCATCAACACATTTAATTAGCTTTGCTCTATACTCGTACATTATATATCCCTTATAATTTTGTATATATCGTTTCCAATTTTTATCTTAGGATTAAATTTATTATGAACTGTTAAAGCTCTAATCCTTTTGGTCTGCTCTTTGGTTATTTTCACATACTCGTCTATGCTTTTGTATTTGAAGTAGTTAGTTGTAGGCTGTTTATTACCTGCTATTTTTTCTCCATTCACAACAGCTTCAGCATAATCACAAAATAGTTCAGACAACACTTTATATGATTTTTCCACCAATGTTCCAGCAGTATCTTCTTCTTCTATTGCAAACCTTCTGCACTCTATGATGTCTCCGTGATCTATTTTTTCACTCATGTAATGTATCGTGCCGCCGAATGTTTCGGCTTCATTCATTATTGCGTGATATGCCACGTTTCTACCTCCGAAATCAGGCAGTGGTGCTGGGTGAAAGTTTATCCACCTCTTCTGTAGTTGTTCTACTCCTACCTTAAACTGGTACAGAAAGCTAACACCAGTATCGTAATCTAAAAGACTTGCTTCATCCCACCTACCATCTGTTGCAGTAGAGTGTTCTGTTACTTCTGCGCCAGCGTTTCGTAAGAAATTAAGAGCGTGCAATGAATGTGAACTGCTGTTATGTAAAAATAGAATCTTATGTTTACTCATCCTCTTCCTCTTCCTCGTTAGCATAAGGAAAAAACTTCTTCCAACATGTGTCGCATGTGCCACTAAGCATTAGCTCTCGCTCCCCTGCTGTTAGATGGGGGAAGCAGTCCTGAATAGGTTCGCCATTATGCCAAGCGTTATAATCAGGCTCATCAACATATACTTTATCAGTGTAGCCACAATATTTACATTCAAGTTCTAATGTTAAATCTTCAATCATCTTTCACCTCTACTGGTCTGTCAATTAAGTCAATGATCTCTTGCGGAATCTTCTTTATTCTAACATGTCTATCGGGGCTTGTCAACTCTTTTCTTGAATCTGTTTTGACAATTCTTGTATTTATTTGCTCTGGGTCATACAAAGTGTGGGTTATTTTGATCTGCTTTGCTACTACAATTCTGTAACAGCTGCTGCCACTATCATAATAATGAGTGTGCCACTTACCCCTATAAAAATACGGACTGACTCCATTGGTTTTGATAAGACCATAGTTGTCGTTTAACAATGTAAAGTAATCTATAACAACGTAGTCAGAACCTTGATACCAGTTACCCGTTCTCTCGCCGTTTTTAGTTTCCGGCAATAGTACATTCTTTCGATACTCCCAGAATATAACTTGTATATACTGCTTTTCTATTTGTGGAATATCTTTTTTGTATGAGTGATAATATTTATGGTTTATCTCTATTAAGTCTACATGATCTACCACTACGAGCTTCTCTTCTACTCCGCTATCAAAGAACATGCAGAGAAGAAGTATTAACGATTTCATTTTCTCCATCCCTTAGTTAATAATCTAAGAGCGTTTTGTCCTAAAAACTTTTCGATAATCTTATCGTCTATATCCAGCCCTTTAAGATAGGCAGTTATTCTCGGAAGCTCCGACATATCTACCAATTCATCTGGCGGGTCTGTAAACCCATCAAAGTCTGTACCAATAGCGGCAACGTCTGTGCCACAAACATTTATAATATGATTAAGTGTTCGTTCTATATATTTAAGACCAAGACCTGTATCCGTTGGTGCAATCCAGTAGTTCATAAATATAATCCCGGCCACGCAACCATGATCTGCGAACCATTTAAGTTCCCAGTCTTGCAGGTTATATGAAAGTGGGTTTATCTCGAATACTCCGTTGTGCGAAGCGAGTAGACACTGAGACTTTCTATTTGATTCTACAATCTCGTATATCCTTTTTCTTGCTTTAATTGTACAATGGGATATGTCTATAAGCATCCCCAAGTCCAACATCTTCTCCACCACTTCTTCTCCGAGAGGAGTCAAGCCTTTTGTTTCGTCCCATCTTCCAGTTACCTCTCGCCAATCCAAGTGTGAAGAACCGTACTCAGGGTACGGGAACACAGGATAGACGCATCTGTTTGGATAGAAATGAGCCAGACCCAGATAAGCTACGCCACGATCATGGAACGCTTGTAGATTATTGAGAATCTCCTTCTTCACGGCATCTGGCTCTATCACGGAGTCACTGACTCCAAGTTCTATCCTTGCTCGTTCAATTATTTTTCCTCCCAGTTCTCCTTGTAGAGAGTGTGCGCCCTCCACAGAATGAACAACACACATATCCCCAGCGCGAATAGCTCGCTTAATATCGTTTGCATCTTTAGCTAGAACAACCTTTCTTTCAGGAGTTGTGACCACGCCCTCCTTAAAAACGATACCTTTGTTGTAAGATTCTATTTGTTGTTCCATGTCGTCTAACATATTCATTGTCACATCAAAGTACGATGGGTCAACAATTCTTTTCTTTACTTTTGGAAACAACCAGAAAAGTTTTCTTACAAGAGACATGTCGTCAATCCAACCTTGCTCCAACACATAGGCTGTTGACAGAAGTACATCCATGCCACCTTGTTCTAATTTAGGAAATGTTACTCGCCCACTAAAAGGCCAGAACTTCTCCTTAAAAAACTTTTGTAATAACTTTGTTTTGTTGCTCCCAATATCTCTATGAAATACAGAGCTTTTTAACGAGGGATGTGAATGTAAATCTACAACGGTAGATTCGTGATGTAATTCTTTCCAATCCATTATAATACTCCTATTAATTGTAGCAGGAATAAAACGCCAATAACCCCAACACTAACTGCTAGTATTGGAGCTATTACGAATAACATTGCTTTTGTGCTTAATGCTTGTAGCCTATCTAAAAACTTCATATTAAAACCTAAAGTGAAAAAAGAATCCGTGAAATGGTGCTGGATAAACAGGCATAGGTTGTGGCTGTATAATAACAGGAGGTCTGTAAGCAGGGATTCTGTAGTATCTATTAAAATAAGGATTGGGAGTATAATAATAATAATTATAAACACCAAAGCTATGTCTAGTTTGTACTCTGGGTTGTTGCTGTGGTATCGGCTGTTGAGGCTTTTGCCACTCTTGCTTTCCAAAGCCTTGAGGTCTTTGAATTGGCACACCAAACCCCTTTGGTACAGGTTTTTGTACACTTGGCCTTTGTGTGCTTGGCCTAGTAAATTTAGGGTTGGGAACTTGCACTCTTGGTGCTTGAATTACTTTTCGGGATGGAGCCTTTGGCTCATCACCGTTGGCTTCGCCAACATAAATCGTTCCCATAAATAAACAAGTGATTATTAGTGTTAAATATTTCATATGTATCTCCTATCTCGCTACGATTAGAACCGCTGTCGCCACAAGAGAAACCACTAGAAACATGATTCCTATCTTCTGCCACAGCATGGTTCGCTGTCTGTTTTTAAGTTCTTCTCTTGCTCTTTGCCATCCTGTCTGTCCGTATCCGTACTTACGAACACCTCCCATCCTATTAAATCTATCGTGATCCATATCTACTCCTTCATCGGAAGATTGGGTAGAATTTTATATTTAATATCTTCCCAAATCGCCGCTGATATAAGCATTGCCGCATCGTTATCTGATGGATAATGAACACCTTGCAACATTCTTGCTTCACCAACCTCATCTACCATAGCATAGAATTCGCTAGAATACTGAGGGTACAGTGCTGACAGTAATCCAGCGCACATTCCACCTTGTGCCGTATGCCCTGATGGATATGCAGGGGTACTATGAGTCCCAGTTTCGATAATATTTATTTCTTTATTATAAACACCGGCCAACTGAAAAGGTCGTGGCCTATCGTATTTATATTTAAGATTCAATACTACTGGGTCAAGTTGTCTTAAACACTCTTTGTATTTATCTTCTGGAAACTCTAACCCTTTTTCTTCTAAGAACTTTTTATATGGACTCGCAGCATCTTTATCTACCAGCATCACAAGTTCCCGTTGCTCATCAGTTACATTAGCGGTCATTTGTTCAACGATTTCTAATTCACGCTTTGTTACATCACTTGTATTTAGGGGCGGTTCGGGAAGTATGTTCTGCCAGTCGATTGTAACAAACTTTGGCTTAGAACGCATGAGGCGAAGATGTTCTTCGTTAGGCTCGCCATCATATGTTATGTCGTTTGTAGATGCTACAACTTTTTGGTTTATGTAATCAACGTAGTCCACTAGAATAATCCCTTAATGCTGTCCATGATACCTGACCCGAAGCCTCCCTTGAAAATTATGAGGTAGGCTGCGATAGCCGCTGCGATTAGAAAGACAAGCCACTTTCTCTTGGTTGCAACAGCATAAAACTTTTCTTTTATCGCATGTATCTTCTCGATACGATACTCCCTAACAGCCTGTTTCCTTGCTGCGCGTTCTGCTCCTCGATCCTCACGAGCTTTCTGTCTTTCTTCTCGCTTTGTTAGTTCTTCTGGCGTTTCATTCTCAGTAGGAGGTTTTTCACCACCTCTAAAAAAATCCATGATCCATGTAAATATACCCATTCTATGCTCCAATCTCTAATATTGCGTCTACGTTGCCGCCGATCCATACTTTAATGTGGGTATGGCTAACACCCACGAACCAGCTACCCTTGCCTTCTTCTCCAATAACAGCAGAGCCACCAAACATGTACTTATCATAATCTTTAGCTTTAGTGTAAACATTTACACGGCCAAGCTGATACTCGCCAACTACCCAATCTTCACGTTTCCAACCTGCCGGTGTGGTATATTCTTGGAATAGCTTTACGTTCTCTTTAATAATATTCTTAGGCGTACCATAATGAGAATATAAAGTATCTAAAATAATTCTATCGCTTGGTAGTTCTACGGTTTTTTCTACGGGTTTTCTACGGCGTTTGTTTTTATTTGCTTGTGGCTTTGATACACTGTTCATAATATCTCCTATTTCTTATTAATTGTAAATCCAAAACTTCCAAGAGAAACATCATAACCCATGCGGCGCATTTCCCAAGTATCTAGAAAGTCTGAAACATCGCTATTGTCATCGTAGATAAATACTGATTCTATTTGATCGAACTCGTCAAACACTGTGATACTGTTTCTCTGTGTTCTAATGCAGTTCTCATCTAAAGATAATGCCTCCGCTACTGCGAGTGACACTGGGTCTACCTCTGCGTTGGCCTGCTTAATATTTCGTTCGCTTACGATAACTCTAATAGCTGTCTGAGTTGTCATCTAAAATTCCTTTAATAATGTTGGTCTTCCATTCTTCTGATAATATATGGACGGAAACACAACACATACTTCCTGTCCATCCTTCAATTTGTTGAAGACCGTTTCTGTAACTTCAACGTCTATGTCACTTATTGTAACATAGAATCCACCCCTTACAAGTAGATTGCCAAAAATTCTGTCATTTAATTGACGCTTTTCTATATAGTAGATTCCATTCTCTAAATGTTCTTCCTTGAACACATGTATTTTGCTAAACGCTAACATAAGGTTTACCATGAGTGGAGGTGGGCGGAATCGAACCGCCGTGCTGCCTAGTTTCCACAACAACCTTTACGATGATATTTTGTTGTAGTCACACAACAAACAAAGTTATCCGATTATCGGAGTCAGGCAGTTTACTACCATCATATGTATTTAGTTCAAGTACATAATCTCTAGCAGAATTATCTGCGTCATCACTATTTGGTTTGCGGGGCTGTGATACCCTTACCGCTAAGCGGCTAGTGAGAAATTCTTTTCTGCACTTAAAAAGTTTGAACGATTTTTATAGTAGCCATTCGCTCAACTACTCATCGTAGTCATTATTTTCGCCATCAGTCGAATCCAGTTCACCCCCTTCGTTGTGATCTAAGAGATTGAACGGCCAAGAGCCACCTCTTAGTTTTTCCGCATATTCCCGACCCTTCTCAGTGAGTTCGTAATAAAACAATCCGTCTTCACCAACAAGAGCTTCCATTAAATCCTTCTGGATTAAATCTTCAATCGCTTTTTCCATGTCTCTACTGGTCATAGGCATATAATCCAATCTCTTCATAACAATATCGTATAAGACATTTTCTTCCTTGTCTTTACTCTCTCTTCTAAATTCTTTGACTGCGGCCTGAGCAAGAGGTATTGTAGAATAAACACCTTTTATCACGCCGCCAACTATATCGTCTTCTGTGCAACTAATCTCTTGCACTATGTAAACATATTTCATTGTTGTCTCCTACTGGGTGAGCGAGTGAGTTTAGAATAAACCTAAACGAGCCTATGAACCCAGTATTAAGTAGGGCGTGCAGGAATCGAACCCGCATCGGAGGCTTAGAAGGCCACTGTTCTATCCGTTGAACTAACGCCCCGTATGCCCTAGTACGGAGCGCCCTCAACGTCTTGCGGGTAGGCAAAATACCTTTGTATAACTTCCAGCCGATCCTCAGCGTCTACAAGAGTGTCTAACGCTTCATCCACGTTTGCCCAGTAGTCACCAGTTGAGTGATCGCCAATTCCTACTCCTTGATCTAATAACAAGTCAAGCGATGCGAGAGCTTTTGATTGATCCGCTAACGCTTTGTTCATCATATAATCTATCATTTTGCTTTTGTACTCTTTCATCTTTCCTAATTTCCTGCCTTTCCAGTTTGTAGTACCTTTTGATGTCTTTACGCATCAGTCTAGGCATCCTTTGCCATTTAACCTTTTCCAAGTCCACGCTTCCAAGTGTCGCTAAAATAATTAAGATTGCTTTCATTTGTAGAACTCCTTGCTACCTTGTTCATATCATAATCCCCATAAAGGGGAATATAATGTAAATCGTCAAGTCGTTCAACTTTCTTTAGCACTTTTCGTACTTTTCTTGGCTTCAACGCTTCTTTTGGCTTTTTCGCATGTACTGCGGATACTAACATAAATACTGATACCAAAAATCCTACTATATTATACACTCTATTTGTCCTCCATGCGTACACCAACTCCGGCTGCGGCACTAAAAGTTTTTTCTCCAACGTGCATCTTAGTCTCATTAGTTGTTGCACAACCAAGCATCGTAGACATAAAAAGCCCTAAAACAAAGGCTAAAACACACAATCCAATTGATTTCCTACTAGTCTCTTTCATTTTACTACTCCTTGTTGGCGGTTAAAAAATATCTTGACTCTTATGTTTGGGGTAAGACATGCTTACCACCAACTTGAATACACTACGGTATATCCTTGTTTGATTGCGGCACGAGCCTGCACAATAAACTCACGATCTTGCTCTGCATAATGCTCGTCTGCATTAGCACCAAAGAAGAAGCCTGTTGTTTCTGGTAGGGCGTTTTCGTCAAGGGTTTCTTCCATGCTGTCCAAGTCTTCAAGGCTTAGCACAAGATCGACACAGTTAAATTCCTCTTCTCCACCCTTCTCATGATAGAGTTCTTCCATAAATCCCTGTAGGCTTGGGTGTTTACGCCAATACATTAGCTCCATCTCGTCTTCATAGAACGTGTATCCTTCTTCGTCTGTCTTTGGCTCGCCTTTGCGTGCTACTCCGTATTGATCTAGCCCCATTATAAAACTCCTATCCAATGTAAAAAGTAAATTAGAAAGTATCCTAAGATGTATCCTCCGATGTACCATAGTATAACATACAAGGTCATGTCTGTCAAGGATTTAATGTCTTCTTTTAGCATTTTATTTCTCATAATCTTTCTGAGTTATGGTATATATTGCAAACATCGTGCCGAATATAAAGCCACCAATTCCCGCAGCCCAAGCTAAACTATAAATTCCCATTTCTATAATCCCTTCCATGATTAGTATATTAGTTCCATGAGTCCCAGAAATAACCAGATGCCTATAGCAAAAGGAGTGAGCAGAACTAATATCAGTGTCATAAAACTTGTGTATTTATCTTTCATGCCATTGATCCTAGCAATATTACTGCAACAAATACGCAAACCCAAAACCAGTCTGTATCAGTTATTTTCTTTGACTTATTCATTACCAGTTCCTTATAATATTCCAAACAATAAGACCATTACATATAACAGCCTGCATTACAATTAGTGTCCTTATGAGGGCTACTGTATCAGCCTCTTTGTCTTCACCAATCTTTTCGCCAAGAGCTTTAGCCCATAGTCTCCACATTTTCTCTATATTCCTTACAGGTGTGATGGTTAGGATTGCCGTTCTTGTCTACATGCTCAGGACATTGTCCTCCACAATATTTACAATCATTCATCAATAGGCTCCAAGTCGCTTTGCATCTCTTCTGAGTATGAATCATCTGACCACTCCTCAACTACAACAAGCTCTGCGTTGTCTTTCTGTAGCATCTCAACAAAGTCTTGTCTAGCGATTTCAATAGCCTCCTTTGCTGAGTCTGCACGAATTGCTACCATACTGTCAACACTTATAACGTATTCTTTATTCATATTCAATCTCCTATAGCGTGCTAGGGCTTGTAGTAATGTCATTGTCTAAATTCAATATGTGTTGCTTGCGTAGTACGAATAGTGCTTGCAATAAGTCTTGCTCTAATTCTGTAGCTTCCGTTAGGCTGTACACATTATTCTCTACGGTAAGTTCTATAGTCTCGTCAACTGATTGAACCAGTACAAACTTACCAACATAAACATCTTTTATAACACTCTCAC